AGCGTCCAGCACAGAAACAGATGAAAATTAGCAATTCGACAGCCGAACCCGCCGAAGCTATGTTCCTTCGTCCTTGGATTATCGTTGGTACTGATCTGACAAAAGCTAACATGACAGGTGCTAAAGGCGAGGGTGGATGTCTAAAAGTTGCTGGTTTAACAGATTGTGTGAAAGCTGTTGATGCAGAGGATGGTTCTACTGTAAGTGTTACCGTTACGGTTGTCCCCGATGCCGTTGGCTTTAATACCACTGGTGAACTCGATGCAGTCAAACTTCCATCTGTTCCCGCCGAAAAAGCAGATTCACAGCTTCAGAACCTCGTCGAGAATGGTCTGTTCACTGTGAAAGCAATTGTCAGTGCAGAGGGTTATGAGACTCAGGAAATCGAACTCGGTGTCTGTATCAATTGTGAAGACCAGCGCGGCAAACACTTTGCAATTGAAGGCGTTGACGCACTTGAACTCGCCGCTGTCGTTGCCAATGCACCTGCCGAAGCTGGCGAACTTGTTGCCACTACACGTCACAATGAGGACGACAAATTAAAGGCTGATGATCTTGCGTCTGTCGTGTCTGCTGGGATCACTGGTAAAGATGGCGATGATGATGTTGCATTAACAATTACACTGGTTGATGAACTTGGTGCTGCTGATGACGGTGGCGACCCAACACCAGTAGCTCTTAATCCTTTGTTTGTCGTTAGCGGAGAACTTGAGCCTACTGGCCATGTTCTTGTTAAATGTACACCGACATCTGATGATTATGTTGAATGCACAATCAAAGTTCCTGTCGCAATCACAGACAAACGTTTGTCTGATGGTGCAGAGAAATGGACGCTTGATTGGGATGCGCCATCACTCGAAATCGTTCTTGCAGAAGAAGGCAAGAAACTTTCTGCTGTCGTCGTTAAAGCTGTCGCAGGTGTGCCAGAAGATTCATCTGATCCAAATTCCGCTGTCGTTGCGCCAGAGGGTTGCTGCCCAGTGACACTTGACGAACTCGAAACAATCACAAATCAGTGGGGTGAAACAGAAACAGTTAAGGCTGTTGTTGTCGGTGTTGTCGATAGCAAACATCCACTTTCACCTGAGACTTGCGATGTCGTTTCCGTCCCAGAAGGTGCTGACACTGCAAGCGATGGCAATGGTTGCTTGATCAATGTCAGTATTCTTACTGTATCAGGTCGCGTTATTGTCAAGAAAGTTCATGCAGATGTTGTCGATAATCGAGCCGAATAATCTTTGATTATTCTGAAACTGTCCCACTATCTATAAACGGTAGTGGGATTTTTTTTCACTCGGAGATTGTTATGCTATTTCAGTGTCAAGGAATTAAAAAGAACGGTAAAAAATGCAAATCATCTATACTGTATAAGTGTAAATATTGCGGATTTATCGGCTGTCGTGTAAGTGGATGTTCAAATCAGCAGTTCAAAGGTCATACCTGCGTTGTTTGTGGAAAGACAAATACACCGCTTACTAAATATAATCCGCCGTCTAAATAGCTATTCTTTTTGTGTTTGTTTGTAGTGTCTGATGTTTCGATTTAAACATAATTCTAAATTTGTTGTTAGAAGATCAAATAATATTGCTTGTGTTCAATGCAAAAATTGCAAAGGTTGTGTAGGCTGTTATAAATGCAAAAATAGTACTTGCTGCGTATCTTGTTCAAAATCATCAAATTTGAAAGATTCCAAAAAATGCACAAACTGCCATGATTCAAAAGTATTAGTATCATGTAGAAATTGTTATTTCTGTGAACTTTGCACAAATTGTGTGTATTGTTATCATTGCAAATTTTGTAAACACGCATTGGCAAGTACTTTGTGTGTAAGTTGCATTTCTATCTATCATTGCCGCTTGTGCGATGACATTAGCAACCAGCAAATGATTATTTGTGATGATTAATTTTTTTGTTGACTTGTTTTTGTATTTTGTATATCTAATGTATTCGTCTGGTTGATTCAGACAATCTTTGACAATAGAATAAACCTCCTTTTTAGAACTTTGTCAATTTTGTGTGAATAATCGTGATGATTATGATCATACCGTTTGGGTAGGTAGCGAAGTGGCTAAACGCGGCGGGCTGTAAACCCGCTCCCCTACGGGTTCGGTGGTTCAAATCCATCCCTACCCATTGTTGGAAATTAGTTTAACTGATAAAACAACCGACCTTTGTTGGGGTCGTTAGATGAAAGTTTGAATCTTTCATTTCCAGTTAATCTTATTGTGGTTGGGTTAGAAGCAAACATCCTTAATGAGTGTGGCAATCGCCAATAGCATATCCTGATTCTATATCTTCCAAGATGTAGAACGCATTAAAGCTACACCGCCCTCTAATGTTTAGCTAGCATTATGGCAAATCAGCTAAAGTAAAATTTAGCGAAAGAGTGAATAGGCGGATCAGGCTATATATCAAATTGATAGAGTGAAGTGTAATGGTATATAGGTGAGTCGGTCACTCCGAGGATAGCAGGTAATCACCCCGTAAATGGTAAGGATTACACTCCACTTTGGCGTAACAGCACACAATGAGATTTTAAAGTCCCGTTAAAATCGGGCAATGTTGGCGAGGCTAACCAACACAGAGGTTTTAGGTGCATGTCCTGTTGCTGAAAAAGAGCAGCTATCTAAAAACACCTGAGTCTTTAGAAATTTTCAAAGTTCTTTGAAAATTGAATAAAGTATTAGTAATATGGTTATGAACTCTGTGTCGGGCTAGTAGCCTCGGCTATGATGCTATCTTGATTCGTAGTATCTAATCATATTATTATTCAATAAATCATTGCTACGAAGAGCAAGTTGTGAGAGTAAAGAATGGAGTTACTTAGTAAGTGCGCATAATTAAGTAACAAAAGGATTAGGGTAGCAAACGTAGAGCCTGGAAAAGCCCTAACGTATGGTATTGGGAATGATTTATTGCTTAGTCAAATTTCGTGAAGGAGCAATACTGATAAGTTAAGTACCGTAGGAACTACGGGAACTAATGTCTGTGGAGGGTATGGACGCTACGCCGCAAAGCGGCAATGCTGAGTATTCGTTGAAGCAGAAAGGAATATCCGTGAGGATTCCATAGAATCCAACGGACTAAAGTACGTTGGTAGTTCAATATCATGTACCTAGGAATTTGGCTTTTGCACCAATAGCACAGTTGGAAGTGCAACGGTCTTCTAAGCCGTGGGTCGCAAGTTCGAGTCTTGCTTGGTGTACTACCCATCTTCACCTATTAATTTAGGTCTGTAAAGCATACGGATGAGATACTAGTTAATCATTCTATAAGGTGCAAAAAGAGGGGAAGTAGGAATGCAGTGACCTACTGTTTAGCGGTGTAGCAGAAAGGTTCATGCGGTGGCCTTATAAGCCATGTCATTATGTGGGTTCGACCCCCACCACCGCTATTGCCGTTGGGATACGACATGTTCGAGTTTTCGAGGACTAAATAACCCCGATAGCCTGTGTCGTTAAACAGGCATTAAGCCGTGAAAGTTCAGTTGGTCGTAACGGGTCAAGATTCTTCGGTTAAACAATTTAGTGAAGTTATACCTAAAGATACGGAGATGTGATGCAGACTTTGGGTTCGATTCCCAAACACGGCATAGGGCGTGTAGTTTAATATGGTAAAACAACTCTCGCGAGGAATATAGAAATATATTCGGAGAAATAGGTTCGAGTCCTGTCACGTCCATTAAGTCATACAAGTTTAGTAGGGTAAACGCCCGCAGTAAGGATTGATCACCTCTGTTGGGAGATTCAGGTTCGAGTCCTGAGTATGACATTTCCCTATGTCTGGTAGGGAAACGTTGCGTGGAAGGGGAGCATCGTGAACACTCCCTTCAAGCAATCGAATTATTTATAGTTGATAGAAAACCCATGGGCTTTAGTCCGTGGGATGAAAAAGATAAAAATAAAAATCTTTTTGGTTGATTCAATATCTTATTTAGTGTAAATAAGATTCAGAATTAAACGATAACCAAGTTTAATTCTTATTTAAATTTAACTTAACATAGTTTAGGTTAAAAAAGTACCGTAGGAACTACGGGAACTTAGGTCTGTGGAGGGTATGGACGCTATGCCGAAAAGAGGCATAGCTGAGTATTCGTTGAATCAGAAAGGAAGATTCGTGAGGACTCCGAAGAATCCAACGGTCTTTAGTCCGTTGGTAGTTCAAAGTACTGAGATCTCCTATAAGTAATTGCGGATTGTAATAAGTAACTAAGACCAGACAACTTAGTTACTTTTGCCAGTGTGGTGGAATTGGTAGTCACAGCGGACTTTTGGTTATTTGAGCCATACAATAGGAAACTTTGTATGGGATGTGGGCTAATTCGGTGAAAGTCTTAGCAAGTAAAGTTGAAGATAACGCCGAGCTAAATCAGAATTTAATATTCTGTAAACGTGTAGAGAACATACACCCACAACCTAAACACTTAATAGTGCATGGTTAAGACATGTTCCAGACTACAACCCTTATAATAAGGGGCTATGGAAACTTAGAGTAGTAAGAAAATCCGCTTCTCTTTAATGAGAGTATGAGTTCGAGTCTCATCACTGGTATTGGAGAGAACAAACAGAATTAAACTCTGCTTGTTACAAACAGAGTATGATCGGCTTGCCGACCCCAGCTCTGTCTCTCCATTTCGTGTGCTGATAAAGTTTGGTGCTTTAGCTAAGTACTTAGTGTCAATGTGATTTGCAATTAACATTGATAGCAGGTTCGATTCCTGCCAGCACGATAATGGCGAAACTGCATGTGCGGGTGATTTGCTTTTGAGCATAAAACACATGTGCGGCTTTGCCATTTGCTTTTGAACAATTTTGTCTTTTGAGACGAAAAGAAAAGCCTAGCGCTCGTGCTAGGCTTTTTGTTATTTCTTGAGTGCCGCTTCGAGTTGCGGATTATCATATTTAATCCATCCAATAAGTTCAAGTTCGCTCGTAAGCAGGCCACCTTTTATTGTATCTGTGATGGATTGTACATAATATCCGACGGATGATTTGTGTGAATCAGTCCAGCTAGATAGTGATGCAGGAACACCAATGTTTGAGTTGAAATGATTTCCGTCACTTGTGCTTGAATTTTCCCAATTACCAGCAAGTGAAACGTTGCTATTGTATTTGAGTTTAACCCTGTCAAGTTCATCCTGATATTCTTTAGACGCAACAATAGCCTGCCATTTTTGTTTTTCAGTTGCTGAAATATCTGAGATTTGGTCTGGATTTGTGTTTGTGCCTTTAGCTTTTGCAGCGCGTTCTGAATTTGGTGTGCTTTTATCACCGTGTTTGTTCCACCAAGCATTGTAGGCTTCGACGTTTACGTTGACTTTCTCGTTTGGGGTATTCACGTCCCAGATTTGAAGATCGGTTTCGGATTTGTTGATGTTTGATTCGGTTTTAGATTGCTTTGCGCCACCAGGTATCAGATATTCAAATTTAACAATCTGGCACAACCCTATATATGGCCAATTTATCAACGTTGCCGACCCCTGATAGTTTGTGATATGTAACTTTCTCGTTATCATTTGAGCTTCTTGTTTTGCATCATCCTCAGTATGTGCATAAAGTGGAATTTTACGTTTTATTACTTTCGCGTTCTGGTCTTGTTTATCTTTATCTTTTGGAACTTTAGGAAATTCAAGTGTATGCTCTTTTTTGTTCTCGTCATACCATATAAATGTGAAGTAAAACTGTGAAATAAAAGATCGAGAATCAAAGTTGATAGACATTGATTGCACAATGCTATTTTTGAATCCGTATTTGAGAACGAGCGCTCCATTGTCTTCGGACATGTATTCCTGCATGTTTAATGATTCAATGGTTTCTTTGTTTCCCATATCTTCTGCTGTGTCTTGCTGCGCTTTGTAGTTCCCGAATGCTTCGGCTTTTCCATCTTCAAGTAGATGGATTGCATCTTTTCTTGTCATAGGAACAGGCATAAAGAAAACAGAACCATCTAATTGATAAACAAGTTGATAAGGTGATGCCGCAAATTCTTCATTTTTGCATTTTGCGATAGAACAAAGTTTTCTATTTATAAAATCAACAACATTTGAATAGTCTTTTGTTGGGAATTTTTGTGTTTTTGTTAGTTCTTCTGTTGTAACAACTATTCCTTGCCAGTGTTCTTTTTCCAATAAATTTTTAACAAGACCTGACACAGTATTGAATTTGTTTTTGTTGTCGTTGTCTTTTCCTAAAATATATACAGTTTCTTTAACGTCGTTTCCATCTTTATCCCTTGCTTCTGGGAAATCATCAAACCATTGTGGTGGGACTGGACTCATCTTTAAAGACCATTCGACGCCAGCGTTTGTTATGTTTTCTGTTGCTTCATTTATAAAGCAGTGCATTTTGAATGGTGGTGGTTGTTTTCCGCCGCCGCCTTTTGAAATACCATAAGTTACGAGGCAGTGAACTTTCTGATTTTTTACAGATTCCATTATGAGATTTTCAAATTGAACAAAAGTAGGATCAAATATAGTCAGATTGCATTCAGTAGCACCACCAGACGCTTGCCAGAATCCCTTATGACTGTTTACCTGTTTAGGTACTTGTCGCTTGCATGTGAATGATTTTATATAGCTGTTGAATCCACTGTCATGCAAAGCATGATGCTTTATACCTTGTTCACTATATTCTTTATCATTTAAAGGAATATTTGTTATTTGGACTTCACCAATACTGACATTTATATATGCGAAATTGGTTACATTTGTATTACCGCCCGTGCCTACTTTTCCATCTTCTAATGGATTCTTTTTTGGTTCTTCTGCCATTGCTTTTCTCTGAAAAAAAGAAGCCAACTATTTAGCTGGCTTCTGTATCTTTGCTAATAAGATTTTTTTGATTTCTGATCATAATTAGAAAAAAATTCATTTTCACGATTTCGATTTTTCTTTTGTTTTTTTTGTTTGGCATCAGATCTTGTAGATTCCCTGATATCATCTAAATCATAATTATCCAGATAGCAATCGTGACCTTTGATTTTGAATTTTGACATAAAAATAAGATCCTTTAAATTTATCGCCGTCGTCGAGGCGGTTTAGGTTTGTGGTTCGCGCTGCTTTGCTTGCTGCGTTCTTTTAACGCAGCTTCTCGTGCATCTGCCTCATCTTTTTTGCGCTTACCAAGTTTATCATAAAAGGCATCTAACTCAAATGGGAATAATTCGTCTGTGTCAGCCAGAGACGTGTGTGCATAATAAGCCAACTCAAATTGTTTCTGCTGGATTGCGTCCAAGTACGCCCTTCGATACTCTAATCCCTGCGGGGAGTTCATGTGGCTTCCGAAAAAATTGTTCTGTTGGCGTTAAAATAGAAGTGTGTTCAGTTCTGCAATGAGGGCATTTCACAATTTGTTTATTGTCAATTCCAAACTCAATGCTTTGGTCAATTAATTGTAGATAGCCATAGTCATCTGGTGAGCATCCCAACACAAATTCTATTTTAGATTCAAGTGATGGGATGATATTATCAATGCGTTTAATCATGCAAGCAAAGTAATAGAATAATAATTCTGAATTTTCATCTATTTCAGCAAATCTTTTTTTACGCTTTTCAACGAGATCTTGTGCATCTCTTAATTCATTTGGAAGCACGACACCGACGGCGACACGTTTTCCTGAGTCTGGTAGAATAATTGGTATTGGGTATTCATCCAAATCTAAGTAAGTGCATTCGATATTGTTTAAATCCCATGTGACATCAAATTGTTTGTGACAAGAACTACATTCTCGTTTTGTTACATATTGAGAACCGAGTGTGATTGCTCTGATTCGTGTAAACAAAGCAGTGCGGTCTTCGACATGCAAATCTTTGCAGTCCATGTTAAATTCACCGACAATGCAATTCTTTATTAATGTGTTAATGGCAGATGCAGAATTACTACCGAACAGACCTTTCATGTCTTTTGTTTTAAATGGACAAACAACCAATGATTCTGGTACATGATATTCTGGTGGATATATGATACCTCTGGATGGCAGGAATACTTCTTCATTTAACACTGTTTTGTTTTCTGGCATTGCAATTACCTCAAGATTATATTGTTTGTTGAAAAATCTATCTAACTATTAGATAGTATTTTATTCATTTTATATGCTTGAAAATAAACAAGTCAAGGAAAATATCATGGCAAAAAGTAATGAAGAATCTTTTAATAGTTTTGTAGCAGATCATCTTAGTTCTATTGATGATGACAAGCTTGCTAGAATAGCTGATGCGGTTGCTAGGTTTACAAGCAATTATAATAATTATGTAAAAACACAGCAGCAGGCAGAAAAAAAGAATGAAGTAGTAAAAGAAATAAAAGCAAGCGAAAAGAATAGAAAAGCTGATGCTGTAAAAAATGAAAATTATTTGAAGCGAATGGCTGAAAATTCAAATGTTCAGTCAAAGACGCTAACGAAAATATTAGAAGAATCTTTGGATTCAAAGTCCGCTCAAGAAACTTTACAAAAAATCCAAGAAAGTGCTTTGTCTTCAAACAAGGCAATGAATCAGGATATTATAAAAGGTCTTAGTGAACTTGCTGCGTCGTCTGCCGAAAATGCAAAGACATCTGACAAGTTATATAGCTTGACAGAGGATATGCAAAAAGAAAATGCTCAAGCCAGACTTCAAAGCCTGTTGAAAGATACAAAGAGATTTAGGCTTGAAAGTAATTATTGGAAAAGTCTAACTGGCAATATCAAAAAATTATCATCTGAATTTCATGATTTCAAAAACAATCCAAGTGCTTGGATGGCAGAAGCAATGGGCGATATGCTAGGAAAAGCGTTGGATAAGTCTATTGATGGCGTAAAAGAGACATTAAGTGCTGGTCTTAAATCAATAACAGATGGCCTTAGTGGTTTAAAAAATAGCATTTTTGATATGATGGCAGACCAGAAAAAACGTGCGGAAGGTCTGGCTCAAGAATTTAATAGAAGCTATTTGGAAGCGTCTGGTGCTTTGGGAAAATCAAATTTAGCTGTTTCAAGATTAGCACAAACTGGTGAACTTGATATATCGAGAACATCTAAAAACGTTGATACTATTACGTCAAAATTATTGAGGCGTTTTGGTGATGACTTAGCAGGGATGGAGCAAGACGTATATGAAAAGCATTTTAAAGCATATGCGCAGCTAATAAATGCAGGTGCTGCTGATAAGATTGATGAAATAGAAGAAATTGCTGGTGGTAATGAAAAGCTGATGGAGGAGATGATAAAAACAGAAACTCAGCTTGCGGGCATAAGAAGCAGACAAGATCTAAGAATACAAAAAGGAATGGATGCTGCGATAATGACAGCAGAAGAAGCTCATAAACTTGGGATGACTTATGAGCAATCCATTAGGGCTAATGAAAAGAATCAGATTTTTGTTGCTAAAGTATTGTCTTCAAATAAGGAATTGGGTGTTGAGGAAATAAAAGCATTTACAGCATTACAAAAAACATTGATGTCGCAGGATTTTGTGACGAATATTTTGGATGATAAGAATGTAAATCTTAGTCAGCTTATTGGTCTTGATGCAAATCAGGTTAAAAAGATTTTGTCCAGTGGTTCTGATAAAGACCGTTTGGACTTTATGAATAGAGTTGTTCAGAGCGGTGCATATAACGAAATCCCAGCGTTAAAGCGTATGATGGAAGATTTGGGATTTGATGCACAATCTTTGAATGTATTGTCGAAACAAGGTGGATTAAAAATAGATGATGATTCTATAAAGAAGATAACAGATGCACAAAATAAAGATTTTTCAGAAATAAACGATGTCTTGCTTAGTTCTGGATCTAAAATAAATGAAGAAATTAGAACAAGGATTTCTATATTAAGCGCAGAAGGGATAAGAAATAAAGATAAATCTTTTACAAAAGCAGGTGAAATTCAACTTGAGGCTTTAAAGGAATTTAATACTTTAGAAAAAATAATAAGAGAAGAAAGCCTTGAAACTAAAGAACAAAAACAAAATGCTAAAGAACTATATAATTTGATAAAAGATTATTCTGATGGAAATCAAGAAGCAATAGAAAAGTTTAGTAATTTATCTGATAGTGATAAAGAACTTGCTGAGAAAATATTGATTGCCTCAGACAAATCAGAAAAATTAGTTAAAGATCAGATTCAAATTTCGGAAACGTTATCAGATGCTCAAGATTTAGGATTAGACAAAGCATTGTCAGGCGGTGGACTGTCTGGTTTGTTTAGTGGATTGTTAGATGTAGGCTTAAAATCAGCATATTCGCCAGAATATCAAGAAAAGCTGTCATCTTTTATGGATAATATAAAGAAATCAATAGAGCCTGCCGTTAATGTATTTAAAGAATTATTGATAGATCCGATAATAGATTCATTAAAAAATAATATAGGAATGTTATTAGGTGATATTCTTGTAGGCGTCAAAGGTATTTGGCGAAACATGACAAAATCAGAATATTCTGATGAAGAAAAAATATTGGATAAATATAGATTTGTTAGAGAAGGTTTTGGAGATATTTCAACAGATAGAAAGAAGATTGCATCAGGCGCTAGTGGCTTTTCAGATGAATATAAAAATGCAATTAAAAATATTGATAAAATGTCTTTGAGTGACATTAGTAATTTAAAAGGTGTATCAGAGAAAGAAAGAGCAAAATTACAAATACATAAGGCCACTAACAGTGAAGTGATGAATACAGGTGGAAAAGTTGTAGGAATTGATGAAATAACAAAACTAGATTACATGGATAATAATACTCAAAGACAAATACAAAATCTTTTGAAGAAAAGCGATATAACATTAGTACAAAATTCAAAAGGTAAATATACAGATACAGTTGGCAATGCTTCTTTGAATGATTTAGTTACGTTAATAAATGAATCAGATGATTCAACAGGAAGAACAGCTTCTAAATTTTTAGGTCTTGATCCTGATGTCAATGAGTCTGAAATTTTTAAACTAATGGAAGCTTTGTATAAAAAAGGTTTTGGCAATCAAGTTGGTAATTTCTATGATTTATTTGGTGTTGACAAATCTTTTGTTTGGAATCCTAAAGACATGTTAGTTTTAGGAAGTTATTTCTTATTAAAGAAGAATCTTGATATTGGTGCAAGAAGATATCCAAATAATTATAATCTATTTAATTATGAGCTGTTTGATCATAACAAAGAAAGTAATTCTCATATTCTTATAAATAATAAGCCTGTTGAATATGCAAATGGTGGTATTGTTGCGGCGACAGCGGGTGGTAAGCAAGTTACGGTTGGCGAGGCAGGTCACGATGAAATTATTTTGCCGACAGACCCAGCAAAGCAGGCACGCGCACAGTACTTGTTGCAACAAGCACAAGAAAAATATGGTCTGTATGCAAACAACCCAGACGAAGCTTCTGCAAAGTTAAAAGAGCAAATGTCTGAGTTGCTATTTGATTTGCGTATTCTAATGATTCAACTTGATCCAATGCGTGACATAACAGCCATGCGAAGTGTCATGTCTGCGTTCGGTCTGTTAAAGAATGCAAGTGTCATTGCGAATCCTGATGCTGCCACTGATGCGAATCAGCCAGAAGAATTAATTGGTGAGGGCTTACCGAAATTAGGCGAACCAATAAAAGACGCAGCAAATCTTGGTTCTATTCGTGCTGCAATTATAAATGAGGCAAAGAAATATACGGGTACACCGTATGCTTTAGCGCCCGCAGGTCTGGTTTGCAATCAGTTGGTCAATGCGGCTTATGCGGGGGTTCTTGGTAAAAAGAACTATGCGGAGATGTTAAGAACGCTGGGATATGCACATGATGAAATGCACACAATTTCTGGGTTTATTCCAGAGATAAGAAAAGGGTCTTCGGATAAGGTGCTGTTGGCAAGTTCAGTTGAGTATTCATCGCTGTCAAGCCTAGCGAAACCTGGTGACTTGGTTTTCTCATCGAATACAGGAAAAACGCCAAACGGTTTAAATCCAGACAATCATGGCCATGTTAATCTATTCATTGATAAAGACAGCAAAATTGATTCAACCTCAATGAAAATAAACGGTAAAGATGGCGTCGGCGTTCACAAGCCATATAAAGGCAAACATATGCTTATGAATCTTTTAGACAACATGCCTGAATCTTGGTATGTTGAAAAAGGTCTTTTGAAACCTGATTCGTCTAGCGAGCGAAATATAATTGGTTTAAACGCTGATGGTACGCCTATATATGCTAACAATGCAAATATGTCATCATACGATCCAGCATTGCAGTCAACGCCAAATGCAAGTTATGTAAGCGATCAAGTCAACAGAGCAGATCAAGCTAAAATTGAAAAGGAACGCCGCAACGCAGAAAAGCAAAATAGAACAGCAGTTGAGCAAATAAGAGAGGTTATAAATAATCTTGGAATAAAGATGACACACATGGATATGCAAAGACAAATGAGTGTTAGTGTTCCGCCTGACAAGACATTCTGTACAAGTGGAATGAGTTCAAGTTCTGGTATGTGTTATAGCATCGGATAACTTAATTAAGGGAAATATACAATGCGAATAATCGACTATGACAATGCAATGGAAGCTCGCTGGAGGGCTTATTATAAAAATTCTTACTTCGTTAATTCAGAAGAACACGCGCTTAATGAAGTAAGAAATCGAATTATTCAGGAAAATCCATCATTTGATCAAACAACTCAGTCTATATTTCCTGTTCTGACAATACGCAGAATTGGAATACCTGAGATGCTTGAGGATATGAATTTGCCAGCCGCAATAGATGGTCTTCGCTTCGGAAAACAAGAATGTCGTGTGCCATTCATTAAATTTAAATTGCGTTATCAGGTAGATTTATATGCAACGTCAAGACAGAACTTTGACGAAATGGCTGTCGAAATACAAGAAAATCTCACGAGATTTCAGTTTATGTGTATCATAACGAATGATCCTGTTTGGGGTGCGATGGATATTACAATAGATAAGGAAGGTGTCGAAGACAATAGTGATATAGACAGCAGAGAGGAATCAGTTAATATTTATCGTGCATCTTTTACATATACAATAGATGCTATTATATCTCGTAAATTTAGACATCTTAGTGTTAAAAAATTTGTCATAGAACTCGATGACACAACACAAGATACTGGTGTCAGTGATGGTACAATAGTAGATGGATACCAAGCTACTCAAAACAATATACCCGTTCCAAGTAATCTGCCACAAATGGAAAATGCAAGTCTTGTTTATGATGAGGAAACAAAAACATATAAAGAAGTTTCATCTGAATATACAGACAAGCCATTAACATATTCAGCTTATGGTCGTGCAGAAAAAGATTATTAAAAAACAAAAAAATCTATTTCGCGCATTTCTATCTAAACAAATAAGACTGTTTATAACTAACGAACGTTAGAATCTTTAGTCTTTTATAATTATTTAGGAGTTAAACATGGCATACGTTATTTCTGTCAGACAGACCACACAAGTTCAGGTTGTTGAAAACGGCGAAACAAAAGCAATGACACTTTTACCGAACAAAAGATATGTAATCAACAATCCAAAAAGCAAACAGATTTTAGACATGAAAAAAGTTTCAATCATTAAGATGCGTCCAGCTTCTTCGAGAGATGAAAGCTGTTGCGAGAATATTGACATTAAATAATTATCTTAAAGACTAGGATTCGTTATTCTTAATCAATAAATATATTATATTTAGGGGTAATTATCATGGCAATATATGAGCGAACACAAAGAGAATCAGCCCATGTCTTTTCTAGGGTGGTTGATAAATCGAAAGTCCCGTCTGCACTCAATTGGGCAGCGCTTGGATGCGTCACAGCCTCTAAGGGTGAGCTGAATAAAGTCTATCAAATTAACACAACAGACTTGCTTGCTTCCACTTTCGGTGAGCCTACAACAGATCATATTGCACTTGTTTGCGCCGATAAAATCATCGCAGAAGATAACACCATGTTTATCATCCGCGTCGCCCACGAAAATTCACTTCGTGGCGCACAAGTCATCGTTTCAACTGATGATATTTATGGTGACAAAAAAGGCGAACTTATGGCTATTGGTATTGTTGATGGCAATGTAACGCCTGCTGATGATAGCAATGCGAAACAAGATTTAGTCATTCATGTCGTTAATGATGATGATGACAAATCTCCATTGACAAATATTGTTAGCGATTTATCAATGGACATAGTTGACGATCCTATTAGGATGGAAAATTCATCTGTGACTGCGACTTATCGTGAAGTCTATCAGTTAGATGATAAAGGCAACAAATCTTATAGTGAAGAACTGTGTTTGTTGCTTTCAGATGTCGTAAGTCAAAAAGAGACAGCTATCATTGAAATTCGCAAGTCTGGTGAAGCAGATTCAGAACCACTTGAATCATCACAGTATGAGGCAAATTGGTTCTATTCAGATGGATATGCAAAACGTTCTGTAATCGTTTTGAAACCATCATCAAATATTGTCGAAAATACCCCATGCGATATTATTTTTGAAATGGATCAAGTTTTACAGCGTGCTTATGGCACGGCATCACCAAACAAAGTCACTTTCCCAATCGCAATAAAAACGACTGATGAAGGCGGCGGCGGCGGCGGTGATGATGATTTTGGTTCTATTACGAGTCTTCCCTTTGAAATCGACGATGGCGAATGAATCTAATTTGGAGGGAATATGGCTAGTAAGAATATAAAAGTAAAACTTACAATGACCGATTTCGACAAAACGATAGCATCACAGCTCGGTATATCTAAAAATGATATAAAGACAAACATAGAAACAAGTGGTTTGTCATTAGTAAAATATATAATGAAGCCAACTCAGTATAATATTTTAAATAATGATGAATCAGTTTTTATGATTGGTGCTGGCGATCCAAATTCTTTTGCGTTTATTACTCAAATAAATCAAATAACTCAGTTGTCTTGTGTAAAACAATTGGAAGATAAATCGTATTCTATTTTCGCTCATTTAGGCGTTGAATTTTTAAATGAAGATGATACGCCTTATGAGATGCCAGATTCCGCTGATATTCTCTATGAAAGCGTACCAATCTATTTCGGTAATGTCGAAATCGTTCATAATGACGTTCAGATATAAAGTAACTCGTTAGACTACTTTTTATATAAAGAGGTAAAAACTATGCTAGAATTAAACGATATTAAAAATGTTAAAGCTGGAATTGATATGTCTAATGTAAAGACTGTTTCACTTTCACACAGTGTTGTTAATACCAAGAGCCTTTCTTATCGACAGGCTGAAAGCGAAAGTGCTGCTAAAGCATTGTTGCCTAAGTATGTTGTTTATGTCGAGAATGATGGTTCTTCTCTGGAACATATTAAAACATCTGATACAAGTCCAGCAGGGAAAGTTGTTTTAACAAATAAGACTCAAGCTGATATTGAATCAGATTCTTTTAGTTGGGATGATGCAAATGATCTTATCGAGTTTGATACAGATGGCGTTACCATTAAAAACAATGGTGTCGTCGAAATTATAAAGCAGGAAGAAGTTGAAGTCGATGTCTTTAATGACAGTGAGAAAACTTTTGAGGAAGCAACAGGAAGTGCCACTTATGCAAGCATGATTGATCTTTCAACTAATTTTGCTGATATTGATACTGTTGCAATAAAGAATATACATGTTGTTGGTGATGATGATGGTACAGTTGTTGACGTGATTAATCAGAACTTTGAAGCGTCGCTCAATCCTACGTCAATATCACTTTGTTTAAAGAAGTCAGAAGAAAATGTTTGGTCATTGTTAGAGAATGACGCACCTGTTTCTTCAGTGAATTTAACCACATTGCTCGTAGGGCCAACTTTCACATTAAATGTTGTTGACAATAAATTAAAAATTGAAGCATCTGAAACTATTCAATATTTAACAGCAACAGCTATTTGTGCAACGATTAGTAAAGATACACAAACACAAGATCTTCCAAAACCTGATAAGATTGCTACAATGTCATTTGGTCAGGATGGTAAAAACAAATCACATACAGTCGCTCCAGCAACTATTACAAAAACAAATAAATTCGTCAACGGTCTTAAAATCGCTGTCAAATTTAATGTCGATGAAGTTGTTTTCGTTAATCTTGGAACATTAAAACCATCTGATGGAACTATCAAAGTTAATGATATTTTACTGTCTGATTATATCGACGAAAGTGAAGCCGAAAGCGAAAACACAAGACTGTTAAAGAAAATTCAAGCACTCGGTGCAGAGGGAATCAATAATGTCCACTGCCTGACTGTAAATAAGACTGAAAAAGATTATCATGTTATCAATTGGGAAACAAGCGAAAGCGAATTAAAAGAATTGCATCCACAAGATGAGGAAGGCAACAACCTCGAAAATATCGTTGCTGGTTCTGTAATTCTTAGCACTTCCGCCGAAGATCCATACGATGCAGAAAAAGGTCTTAACAATCAGGATGAGGGCGTTATCATTCTATCCGATCACCCAGTAAAAGAAGTTGTCGATGATGATGGTTTCGTACATCTTGTTCTCGATGAAACTGCTGTCACTTCTAATGGCGTTCTTAACCGTTTCCGCAGCGTTAGTTTTGACCTTAACGGCGAAACAGTTAAATGCTTTGAGAAAGAAGCATACTCAGTCGGTAAAGTGTTCTATAACACTGGTGTTGTTGAGCTTAATAATGCAGTCCCAGTTGTTGCAGGTTCTTCACCTGCTCTACACTGCAATGCAGAAGGCATGGACAATCTCAAGTTCAATATTAAGAACAAGGGTACTGATGGCAATAAATACTCGCTAAAGATTCTCAAAGACCATACAGAGAATAATGGCGATGTTATTTATAACGTCTCACTCATGCTCAACGGCACTGAACTTGACTCAATCGTTTGCTCATCAAATCCCGATGGCTCAATCATCGAAGGCACAGATGCAAAAGGCAATATCGTTGACGTTGACGTACCGTTTATTGGCACTCTCGATCAAGATACATTCTCAGCCGCATTCACAAGCTATGATTTCGATGCACTCAAATCATTGCACGAAATGACTTATAATTTCGATGGCGGTACGGATGGTGTCGATGGCATTACTGCAAAAGATTACATCGGTTACAAAGATGAATCAGGTACCGCTGGCGCTTGGTTGTTCGATGACGTTAAATATCCTGCACAGATGTGGCCATCACTCGGCTATACCGACAAAGAGTTCTACATGGCAGCACAGGATATTGCTTGGAATCGTAAAGACACAACTTGCGTCTGGGATATTCCAAAGGGATATTCAAAGAAAACTGCTATCGAATATCGTGAAGAAGAACCAATCCCATCACAGTGGTGGACGGAACTTTACTACAATTGGTGCAATGATGTGTATAATGGCGCAATCGTTGAATTACCACCTTCATACTATGTGACTAAGAATTCGCTTGCATCTTACAAGCTGAACGGAACTTGGTTCCCAGTCGCAGGCAAAGAACGTGGTACAATTGATGCCGCCTCCGTCATCAACCAAGTTCCTGCTAAATTAGACCGCGATGAGTTCATTACTCACAACATCAATCCGATCTATGACACTGGTAATCAGGGTATTCAGATCTATGGAAACGAAACACTCAATGCTCAATACACAGACCTTTCCGCAGCGCACATAGCTCGTACTTTGACTTATATTCGTTCAAAGGTCGATGCTTATACCGAAACACTTAAATTTGAACTCAATGATGTTATTCTTTGGAGAACGTGGATTGACTATGTAAAGAATAATATTCTGGATAGAATTAAGTCAGGTCGCGGACTTGCTTGGTATCGCGTTAGCATGGGTAATGACACAACGACTGCCGCAGAATTAGCAAATCGTATAGTTCGTGGTATTGTAGAGCTTCAGTTCGTCCCAGATGCAGAAATCTTTAAGATTGATTATGTGGTTTATTCATCTGCGGCTGACAACTCCACGTTCTAATTCTGTTAAATAAAACAAACTATAAATTTTATTTAACAAAACAACCAAAAGCCTCAAAATTAAATTTTGAGGCTTTTATTTTTCCAAATCCATCTTTTGTTTCCGCATCTAAAAACTTTATAAAATCCAAGAGAGTGCATTATAAAGTCTTCTTTTGATGAGGCGTTTTCGCAAATAGCTTTTTTGTATAAATCTGGGTATTTATATTTTAAATGTTTAGGTTGACATTGTTGTCTTGTATAAAACATATTGTCTTTAGCCCAATAATAAGGCAAGTCTGTTATTGATTCAAAAAAGAAACCTAGTTTTTTGTAGACTTCACCAGTGAAGTAATCACAGTCGCTGTAAGTTATTATGCTTTCAGGGGTAAATTCCTTTTCAAAAGCAGAAAATATTTTTTCTGCTCCGCCAATAACTGAGTAACCAAACTTTACGCAATATCTTGATAAATCCCATTCAACCTCTTTTTGTTTACCAAATTTAGGTTTTGAAAAAGTCATAACAGAAATTAAGTCATCATTATAAAACAGCCCATAAGCAATAAGATTTCCGCTAGATTTACCTTTTAAATGATATTTATCACAGAATTTGTTCGCATCTTTCAAATCTATTTTTTTTACTGTCGTTTTTCTTCCATATATTATTGTTTTTTGAATAAATAAATCTTTAAGAAATTGTTTAATTTTTTCTTTGTTTTCTATCCAGTCTTTGTCGAATATTGATATTAATCTTATGTTCTGTCGCTCACAAATTAAGTATTTATTTAAATTATGTTCTTTTGTTTGCGTGAATCGTTCGCCATGCCATAAACTACCATTATATTCTATTGCAATATTTTTATCTTTACAGAATATGTCTAATTCGAGAAACCGATTAGATTTTTCACTTTTTATGGTTGTACGATTCCTTTTTTCTGCATTTGGATAAAATAACTTTATATAATTATAAATGGCATCTTCACTTGCAGATATACTTTGCTTGCAGTGTGGACATTTACAGGCAGGTTCCCCAGTCGAAATAACGATATGATTTCCAACATACTGGTTGTATATTCCATGTTTTTGACAATAAAAATCTAAATATTCAGTTGATGATATTTCTGATTTTTTAGCTCTTTCCTTATCATATTCATGTGCTAATTCATTTATAAACCAATCTGGATAGCAAGGACGGTTTTTTATTATTGTTTTATTTCTTGATATTTTTTTATTTATTCTTCCACACACAGGACATCCCTGATTAGGTTTCCCAGTGGAAATGTAAATATGTGCATCGACTCTTTGTTTATAATTTCCATGAATGTGACATTTAAATTCTATTTTATCAGACCAATTAAGTTCTTTAGAAATAGCTTTCTGTTTGTCATTATCATTTGCTATATCATTTATAAACCATTGGGGAAATTTCCTTTTTTGCTTGTTTTTTTCTTTAACAGATTGTTTTTGTTTTATTATACCACATAGAGGACAACCTTGCTTTTTAGATGATGTTTTGAAATCGATATGGTCTGCAACTATTTGGTTATAAACGCCATGTTCTTTACAAAAGAATTCTATTCTTTCATTATATTTTAAATCCTTATTTATTGCTTTCTGTTTGTTTTCTTCTGAATAGATTTCATCTATAAACCATTTCGGATATTCAGGTCTTTTTGATTTCTTTGTTTCTGAAAATTTAGCTTTTCTTTTAATTTCACTACATAGCTGACAACCTTTACGTTTTTCACCTGTGCTAAGTTTTATATGATCTGAAATTCTCTGTGTATAACATCCATGCTCTTTGCAGAAAAAATCTACAACATCCGAACTTTTTAGCTCATTATTCTTTGCTTTTTGTTTATCTTCTTCGTGAGCTAGTTCATCAATAAACCAGTCAGGAAATGCAGTTCTGTTTTTGATGTTTTTCATGGTGCTTTACCTTTAACACATACCTGAATTTTAGAGGGCAGGGAAGCAGGTAAATCTTCCTTTTCGGTTGGCCGACCTAGCCCAAATACTTTATAGCATATATTAAATAGTTTGTTAATCTTTTTATGTTCGTACTAAGTATGTGTTGTAAATGAAGTCTAAATTTTATCTTTCTATCTATAACAAAAGAGAGGTTTATCTTATCAATCTTTAGATTGGTTAAATCACAAATAGTTTTCATACATTATTCATCTTTATAATAGGAGACAAAGCTATGGCGCAAGGCTGTTACCCAAATAGTAAAGGTAATTACGGTGGTTTAGGAGCTGATGTATTTAAGAAGAATGCTCAATACGAAGTACAAAGGACATGCCACTTCGAGGTTTCACTCACATACATCCCAGGCAACGACACACAATTTCCGCAGGAATTTCGCGTCGCCGTGTCAGAAGTTTCATTCCCAGAGTGGAGTGTTGGTGACATCACATTATACATGGGCAATCAGAGTGTAAAAGTTTCTGGCCAGCCAGAACTAGGTGATGCAACGATTACGCTTAATGATTATATTGGTATTGATCTTGAACACAGACTCTATAATTGGTGGAGACGTGTTTATGATCCGCAAACAGGTTTGATGGGTCTTGCTATTGACTACAAGACCAATATGAAACTCATCATGTACGCGCCAGATGGTTCGATGGAGCGTTCGTGGGATTGTTATGGTGTTTGGCCGACGACAGCCCCAGCAGGTTCGTTCTCTTATGAGGGGTCAGACAAGCGTACAATCGACATGACATTAAAAGTTGACAATATGTATCCAGATCTTGACGCCCGTGCAGGCATTCGTGAAGAAGCTGCTGCTATTAACGAGAATGGTGGTAGTATTCTTAGACCATAAGGTTCGTAAACATATCGCCATAATCTTTATACCACGGCTGCGGATGCATTCTTTCAACGAAGAATCCCAGCCGTTTTAGTTTAAGCATTTCTCGTTTTTCAGCATCTTTGCCTGAATCATCATTGTCGAAAGATAGAATTACATGATTGGTTAAAGTTCGCAAGACTTCCATTTTCAAAACGGATATTGAATCAGTTAGACAAGCGAGTACATTTTTATTTATGTTATTTTTTATGTATTCGCAATCTGCTGTTCCTTCGCATATAACAATAGGATCTGTGAACTTTCTTTCGGAAGGCAGGCAGCCGATGTTATAAAACATTGATGGTGTGCCGTTAGAAATATTGATAAAACGTTTATTCTTTGTGGCGCGGCATATAATTTCAATTATGCAGCCATCAATGATATTTGGAATAAACATAACCTGTTTTTCTGTATTTACGAATTCAACTAGGTTTTGTGGTAAATCAGATAGTTTGTTGTTTTCTAACAAACCAGACAGGTTGGTTATATCAAATATTTTGAAGTTTTTATTATAGTAGTACCCAATGTAATGATACTTGCTGATTTTGCTTTCGTTTTCTTCGATGCACCTTGCACACGAATAGATTTCATTTAGAGTTGTCATTTTTTTTTATGTTTGTTTTGAGAAAAATTGCAGTTTTTTCAATTTAGTTTGTTTGTTATTTTCCGTTCACGGGTTCTCGGATATCTCTGCTTGGTGAGCTAATAAATATTTCAGGTTCTTCTTCATCGCAGAATCCAGAAGTAAGATTTATGCAATTTCTCAAGAACCCATCTTTTTCGCGTATTGTTATTATTGTTGGTGTGACGAATTCTGGATTTATGTTATTTTCTGTTTCTGTATAGTTTGTCATAAATCCATATTCGATCAGAAGATCGTTTAGTAGTGTAGTGAATATTTTACCTTTTAGGTTTAAAGTTATAGTGCCTTCATAATTATATTCATTTTTCATTTCTGCTGTGTATTGAGCGAGAATGATTCCTTTTATGAAAGCATAGAAGCAGTTAAACTTTACTTTTTTATCTATAAGATTTGCAACGTTTTTGTCGTCTCTGTCGTTTGCGGCAATAACGTAATAATGTCTTTTTATGTATTGGTCAATTTCTTCTTTTTCATAAACAGGATAATAGTTACCGTCCTCGTCTTGAACATATTTGGTATTCTTGGCAACAAAGTCAATGGCATATTCAGGTGATCCAGTTGTCTTTTCTCCTTCAGAATCAAGCACATAATTCCAACTTCCATCGTTGGTTATGTAATGCCATTTATCGCTGCCATCTTTTAATTTTACATAAATCTGTGAAGAATCTCTAAGTCTTGTGCTTTCGGTATAACCGATTTCATTATCACTATTTTTTACTATGTAAAATAGTTTGAATAGTGGTGCTGGCGGTCGCTGCGATATTGGGTCATAAGTGAGCCACCAATCATCGAACATCATTCTTAAAGAATTTACAATTATCCTGTAATTATCTTCATTATTGTTTTCGTTTTCAAAAACATAATTAAGCAAATTTGTTAATTTATCAAATTCAGTTGTTGGTATTAAAGGATTCCATTGCAGATCAATTCTGAACTGCGATGATAAATTTCCTTGAGACAGTGCGTAGCCAAAAACGCCCCAAATAGTTGGAATAAGGCGAATCCAATCATCGGTTACGATCTGCCAGTATCTTATATAACCAGTTGTTTTATCTGTTGAAAAATATTGCCTAATCATATTTTTTTAGTTTGCTTATTTTTATGATATAGACTAATAATACATATTAGTCGTTTGTTATTACCATTTATAAACGATTACGAACGACATATCAATCCCTTTTTGATATTAGATATAAATGCGTGCTTATGTTTAATTCAGATGACAATTCCCATTTAACAGATTATCAGCTTGAACTCTTTTTAATGCGGAAAGAGATGCAAGATAAGGTCGATGAAACGTTGCTGAAAAACCCAAGGCGCAAGCTACCGAAAAAGAAAGCCAAACCGAATTCGGCATGGGTTATGTCTGAAATGAGAACTGATGATGGTGCTGTCACTGATGTTGGTTGGGATCGCATTGAATCGCTTACACGCACAATTTTAAGAAAACATTTTCCGTCTATATCAATATATAAAGACCTTATTCAGATTGGTGTTATTAAAGCAGCGCAAGTAATAATGGAAGATCCAGAAAATGGTGTTTATCGTTCGCTGAGAACTTATATTTATACTTGCATTAGAAATGAAATATCAAATTATCTTTATCATACGCATAAGCGCACACGCGAGACAAGTGATGGTTTGATGTTTTGCAAGACAAGTTTTAAGCATTCGTCTATTGATAATAAATATATAGACATGGTGTTTAATCGACTTCCAAAGAAATATAATAAATATAAAGAATTTATTACATCTGTCATTGCAGTGCTTTCTGATTCAGAAGATGAATATGATGACGAATTGCTGTTTAATGAAGTGAGAATAAGAAGCTCTGAGCAAAACCTTGAACTTACGGATGAGGAGCTTAGAGAGAGTTTTGTCGATTTTATTCTGCCAGTTGAGAAACAAATAATAACATTGATTGTCAATGCAATACTTGTAGATCAGAGATCATAGGAGCTGAGTTCGCATAATGTCTTCAATAACATCACTCTGTACTGTAATAAAACATGAATTTAAGGATATAGAAACAAAACTGGCATTGCTCGCTTTGGCAAACAAGAAACAGTGTGATTTCATTGAAATGCTTTATTATATATTGGAGAATGATACACCTCTTTTTATAGAATTGTTTGGCGGACAGTTGTTAAAAATACCGACAAAAAATGAATTTCTCAAAGCAGAAAATAGTATAAGACTTTTCTTATATACGGTTGCGCATTCAGATAAGCCGAATCCTTTTATATGTACGTCATATCGTTTTGGTGTTTATATGGATCGTGTTTATTCAAATTTCATTGATAATTATGAAATTTTCATAAAGAACAAACCGACGAGCGAAATTGAACTTGAAGTGACAAACAAGGATTTGGATGCACTCGAAAAAATGTATTTAATTGCGAAAGAATCCCTCGCGAAAATAAAAGATGATTCGTCATTAAATAAAAGATATAGTAAATTCAGTAGTGGCAATAAGAAAAAAGAAGAACAAACAAATAATGATAATTCCGAATATGACTTGCCTAATTCTGCTATGCTTCCAGAAGAAACAAGTGATGAAGACGCATATACATATTTGGAAACTGAATTTAATTACAACTTTGACGAAAACATTGATCTATCTACGATTAAAGAAGTGGATGATGATGATGAGAAAGATTGCGCAAAGCAGCTTTCACTTTTTAAATAGGTGAATCGTCATGGCTAGTTTTACGAAGATCCCAAAGGATGATGATAAAAACGAAACTGTCGAAATACTTGCAGATACGATAGAGACTTCACTAAAAAAAGAAGTATCTGAATTAACGGAGCGGCAGCGCGATGAGTTTTTTAACTGGTTGTGTGGGCGGAGTGAGTCAATACCACCTTTTGTTGAGGGGCTAGTCAATAACCTTGCATATAAAATAAACACTTCGATGGGATTTCTTTGTGCGATGTCTGTGTCTCGTTTATATAGGCTAACACAGTTTATGAGCGAGGCAGAGGAAATTATTTTCGATCCAAATATGCTTAAAGCAATGTCAACAAAGGAAATCACCGAGACGTATAAAACTGCATCTACGGTTATCATGCAGACAATGGAGTTTATCCGACGTTATCTTGCACAGAATCAGGATGCAATCAATTTTGACACTAATTCTGGTTCGTCTGCTGTGTCGCAACTACTATCAACGTTGCCGCCAGAAAAACTTGCTCAATTAAAAGCATTATTCTTGTCTCAAAGTTAAGAGGTATTTCTTTATTATGATTAACGACGCACTGTTTTCTTCTGATTCATCCGAGTGGTCTACACCGAAGGATTTCTATGATAAGCTAAACCTTGAGTTTAACTTTGAATTAGATCCTTGTGCTACCGATGAAAACCATAAATGCGATCTCTATTTCACAAAAGAGACAGATGGGTTGAGGCAAGATTGGGGCAATAAACGTGTATATTGCAACCCGCCTTATGGCCGTGGCATTGATAAGTGGGTTGAGAAATGTGCAAAGCATAAAGGATTGGCAGTTATGCTTATTCCTGCTCGAACTGACACGGCTTGGTTTCATAAATTCATATATCATAATTTGAATGCTGAAATTCGTTTTATTAAAGGTAGATTAAAATTTAGTAATTCAAAGAATAGCGCTCCGTTCCCTTCTATGGTAGTTGTGTTCAGAAATATGTAGTTATTATATTTTGTTTTCTTTATTTTTTTTAGGTGGATGTAATGATCGATGCTTCTATACTAAATAATTTTTCAAAAGAAGAAATTGAAAAAATCATAAAAGCACTTGATATAACACATGAAGAAAACAAGAAACAGACAGAACCAGAGCTTATTAGAGAGATAGAACCGATTGAGCGCTGGGTTAATAATCCGTATTATGTTGGAAAAGACGGATTAAAATTATATAATTTCTGGAAAGATGCGCTGATTGATATATTCGGAACACATAAAGGTCAATATAATGAAGTTATTATAGAAGGCGCACTTGGTACTGGTAAAAGTACTGTCGGCACATTCATTCTTATACGAAAATTATATGAATTGTCTTGTTATAAGAATGTCGCAGGTTTGTTCGATTTAATGTCTTCTGCAAGCGTTGTTTTTATGTATTTCTCATTAACAAAACAGCAAGCAGAATTAACAGGTTTCAAACAGTTCAGAGAGACAGTTGATTCTATTCCATATTTTCAAGAAAATTTTTGCAGAAATATGCGACATAGTTCAATACTTGAGTTTCCAGAAAATGTCATATTCAGACACGGTGCGAGACTGACAGATCAGATCGGATCAAACCTTATTGCGTCCATCATGGATGAGGCGAACTTTTTTAACCATGATGGAAGTGCGACGGCAGATGCTGGTGCGTTGTCTGCCATTCAAGAATTGCACACAGCAGTTCTAAACCGAGGAGCTTCACGTTTTATGGCGAATGGCGTGAACTCATCTATATCAGTTCTTATTTCTTCTCCGACGTATTCTTCTTCATATACACAACAGCGTATTGAGGCTTCTATTGGTAATCCTCATGCAAAAGTTTTTAGATGCAGGTTGTGGGATTGCAAACCAGATAAGTTTTCTAAAGAACATTTTTATGTTTTTTTAGGCAATGAAAAAGTAGATCCATTTATAATTAATGATGTCGAAGATTTAAATAATGCATTAGAAGCAGAAATGTGTCAGCCATATCAAGGCTATGATCTTAAAGAAGGCATAGCTAAGATGCCACCTAGAATGCGTGAAAAGATAGACAGCATTCCTGTTGAGTTTAGAGATAGGTTTGATCAAAACTTATTGCAATCAATTATGGATGTTGCTGGTAAATCTGTTGCACCATCAGGTCGATTGTTTTCATCTAAAAAGATATGGAATGCCTGTATATCTGATAAAATCCCGCAGCTATTTACAAAGAATGAATTATCAATTACGACAGAGGATGATTCAGAAAGAAATACACTTGAATATTATTTAAAAGATAAATTTATTGATCCGCATTTGTCGCATTATATCCATATCGACCAATCTTATGCTCACGACTCTACGGGATTTGCGATTTGTCATCGTGGTGAAAATGTCGTCCGCAATGGATCTTTAATGCCGACAATAATTATTGATTGTGCGCTGAGAATAAACCCACCACCACCACCTAAGAAAATATCTATTGCAAGGGTGCGATCTTTTATTTTCTATTGCATAAAGACATTAAAAATCAATATTGCAAAAGTTACATACGACTCTTTTTCAAGTGCAGAAAGTATTCAGACTTTAAAAGAGAATGGTGTTAATGCAGAAATGCAATCTGTCGATAGAACGGATGACGCATACCTAGGATTTATTGATTTGCTTTACGACAGCAGGATAACTTTCAACAAGATGGATGCTGATTTGATGGCGACAGAAATATTTGAATTGGTGCATTATCGTGAACGTCATAAAGTTGACCACCAGCCTAATGGGTGTTTTTCTGGCCAGACAAAAATAAAAGTATGCGGCGAAGGTAATATAGCAATAGCAGAATTGGTTGGCAGAACTGACATACAGACTTATGGCATAGATGATACTGGCGAAATTATTGTCGTTCCAATCAGAAAAGTTTGGAAAGTAAAAGAAGAAGATCAAGTAACGAAAGTCAGGATATTAAATCTTGATGATGGTCAAATAAGCGAAATTATTTGCACACGCGAACACATGTTTCTGTTAAAGAATGGAAGTTATGTGGACGCTAAGAGTTTAAGAACTGGGATGCCGCTTGCAGGATTTGGAAAACATGCAGTAGCAAGCATAATGAATTATACTACATTATCGCCGATACCTGTATATGACATGGAATCGCCTGTTACGCACAATTATTGTTTGGGCAATGGCATTATAGTTCACAACTCAAAAGACGTTATGGATGCCGTCGTTGGATGTGTTTATTCTGCTATTAAAGATAAGGATTTTGAAGTTATAACGCCACAACAATTTTCCGCTGGCTTGAAAGGAAATTATGATACATACGATGATGATGATATTTTCTCTCAAGATGAATTATTGTCTGGTTATGAATATAGAGATTTGTGATAAAACTTTCTATCTAATAATTATAATCGGTTTGTTTCTTTTCATTTGGAGATATTGCTATGCTAAATAATAATAAGAAAACATCTAAACGTAAATTGATGGAAACATTGATTGCACTCAAAAAAGTTAAACAGCAAAAAAGAGATATACTTGAGCATTACACGAAGAAAGCATTAAATGAGCGACACGAATGTTGTATGGGTGGGGCTTGCAAACATCCAAAGATGGATCAAGAAATGTTCGATGCGTATGCAGAGGATTGCAATGATTATCTTGCACAGTGTCAGGATGTGTTTTCTGGTTGCTTAGACGTTCCAGAAATTGCAGGCTGCTTTGATGGTATATGTGATCCCGATGGCGTCGTTTATGATGATTGTCCAGAAGATGATTTCGATGATTGCATTGATACTTGCATAGATATGCTTGCTTTGTTAGTTGTTCCTGTTCGAGTTCGTTCTTGCTAATATAGGAGTTTTAATTATGATAAAGAGAACAAGAAAAATATTCAAAGAGTCATTATCATCTGTTAAAAATGAAATCATGGATATGTTCAATGATGTTAAAGATGGCCTCGAAGCAGCGCGTGAATCTGGAAGTGATGTTTCTGATATAACAGTTGTTATTCAGACATGGGATCAAGGCGCACCAGTGTTAGTTAAAGGTGCTTATAATTATTATAGCGGAGACGTTAATGTTGATGCAGACGAATTCATTGACGATCATGACAAACTCATTAAAGATTATATGAAAGATTTTAATGAAGAAGTCAATGAGCGCAATGAAATGCTAGATGATATTCTTAGTAAGATGTGGAATGATGTAGAGAATGGTGATCTTGACGAGGATGAATATTATGAAGAAGAACATCGTTTGATGGATGATACTTGTACATGGTCTGTCAGCATTGAACTCAGCAAGGGTAAAGATGAGATTGAAAGTTCAATAGCAGTCAATGTTGAATCAGGTGATGCAGAAATTCTTGACAGCAATACACTTTCAGTCGATGAAGTTGAAAAGTGGTGCAAGAAAAAATCTGAAAGCAGAATTATGCGAGAAAGCCGCATTGCTAGCAGACGTAATGGCTTGAGAAAAGTCTTAGAGAACCGCCGCGATCGTCGTAGTTAATTTTTAATTTTTTCAAAAGATTTAACCGCACCTGTATTTAAAAGTATGGGTGCGGTTTTTTTTATGTCGTTGTAGTCTGGCAATTCTGGGAAAAGCTCGAAATCACAGAAGTTGTTTTTACCAAGAATAAAATTGAAAACGCCAGACTGCACATATCCAGTTAGATGTGTCGTTGTAACGATACCTGTTATTTCATAATCAAATTCGTTTTGATCAAATAGTTCAATTTCAATTTTAACGAATCCCTTGTTATCCATCCACTCTTTATATTCCAGTGCTTTTATTCGTTTCTTATGATTTGCTTTTGAAAACAAAACGATAAGAATGATAAAAATAAAAAGAGCAAAAAACATAAAGAGTGTTTCCACGATAGCCTATTGAGAATTGATCAAAAATTCATCATCTGTCATTGTTTGCCAAGGTGATGTGATATGTGTCTTTTCGATAGTTTCACCTTTTGAAGTCTCTGCATGTTTGTCATATTCATCTGCGAGTATCGGATTGTCTTTTTCATACGATACAGCAGACAATATATTCCACAAACCGTATAAATAATTACGATTTATTCTTGTGATTTGCAAGCACATTTTATCTTCAAACAATAAAACATCACCTTGTTTTAACACAAGAAGCTGACCGTTTACTTTATATGGTGCGAAAAGCAGTAGATGTTGATCCTCTTTATCCTCTCTAAACCATCCAAGATTGTTTAATAATTTTCTTTGCGGATTGGTTTGTAATAGAACTCGCAGGGATGTGCCTTTATCCAAAGTTATGTTATCCAAATATTTTGAATAAATAGCCCGTGGAAAAAGTGTTACATTCTGTCCCCAAAACTCAAGTGCTTCGTTTATTGAGTCTGACAGGAATGTTAATTCTTGTTGTGATGGTAGCAAAGATGGCATGGCATCACCTCGGTATTATTATTGGAACGGTGGAAATCCAGTTGTTGAATAGACTTGGTTTAACTGATAAGGCACGGTGTCGATTTGTGTTGATTCGCCATCTGCTTCGATGCTGACACCTGTGACTATCTGAATAAAGTTTCCGTTGAATGTTATGACTTGACCGAATTTGTCTTCAAAAACAACTTTGTCGGCAAGTTCGAGTTCGTTTGGATCTGTGATTTCAACTAGCTTGTAGATCTTCTTATAGATTGTGCCTGCGACTGTCATGCCCATACTGCATTCGCCGCGATGCTCTGGTGTAAATTCTGACATAATGAACTCCTAAATGATAAGAGAAATGACGATTATTATTAGATATATCGTTGCGGTGGAAACTTTTGTTTGACATGCGGTTTAAATTGTGAATAATGTTAATGATTTGTTTTTCGGAGATGCAAATGCAATCAGACAAATTACTGGAAACAAACACGCAATTTCAACGGCATATATTAAATTCAACTTTGGATTTTAGAATTGCATGTGAGCAATATGGAATAAACTTGCGTGCAGCTAAGTCAGGTGTGTGCTTTTGCCCATTCCATTATAATCGCAATACGCCGTCGGCAAAAGTTTACGAAGATAGCCTTTATTGCTTTTCAGAAAACCGTTCATTTCGTGTTAGCAGTTTGTTTGATTATGGATTGGTGTCAGATACAATCCAAAACGCATTTAATAATATATGGTGTCTTTTGAGCAATGATGCAAAAGATGAATTGATAAAATCATTTAACGACAATGAAAATAATTCTGCTCAATGGATGATACGAAAAGAATTAGCACCTTTGAATGATTATAGACGTGGTATAATTGATTATAGTACATATTGTAAACGTCTTTTGTCATGTCTGTCAGAAATTTCGAGGCAGTGATGCGGACAACGTTTGTTTCATCTTTAAATCTAAAAAATGCAGACGCACAAAGCACTGACTGTATTTTGTTTAGTTGTGATGATAGCAATAAACTTTTTTTGCTATTTAATAATTATCAAAACAAACATAGGGTATTAGAATATTATTTTGCTGGTGATGATACGCAGATAGTTTATTTTGGTGGTCAAACAGAATATAGAATTTTATTAAATTTTGGTGCAATACCACAAAAGCTGTCGTTGACGCCAATTGATCTAAATGCGAGATATTGGAACGCAGATACAACGAGAACGAATCAAAATTATCTTGACGCACTTGAACAGTTAAAAATAATAGATTCAGAACAACGCACTGCAATAGAATTGTTTCTTGTTTATACATATAGACATTCACAGTCTGGTTTTGTTGAAATAGAAGAAAACATTGAATCAGATTTATATATAAACGCAAGAAGAATTATGTATGGATTGAAACTTATTTATCAAAACAGTTCAAACAGAACTTTTGCAGATTCTATTGATGATGTATTATCACAATCACTTATGAAAATAGAAGATAATAAAATTAAGTTGGATGAGCAATATATCAGATATTTGCGATCTGAAATAAACACAAAGACAAAGGAAGTGCTTAACGACATTTATTCTATTGCAGGAAAACGTTTCAATATAAATTCACCGAGAGAGTTAAATTTCATATTGAGTGAGCAAGGTTTATCGACAAACTCACTGACAAAAAATGCACTTGAGACAAATTATGAGCAAACTGGGCTTATGATTTTTAAGCTCATAGACAAATACAGAAAACTTGTAATGTATGGCGAGCAATATATAAAGCCGCTTGAAAATTCTTTAAAAAATGGCTTTGGCCGTTTCAAATATAAAACAACATCAGTGCCGTGTCTTACGCAGGGTCATTTCTGTTTTGTAAAAGACCGTGGAATTATCGACATTGCGTGTGTAAAAAAAGATGATTTCATTTGGACTGACTTTGGTTTTAAACGTGTTTTATGGAATGAGGCTCATAAAACAAATGATATAACAAGGGTTGAATTGTCTAATGGTATGACGATAACTGGCGCGAGCCATCACCCAATTTTAGTTAATTCTTCTGCTAATATCAGAAGTAAATACCATTCGATATCGCAGCAATGGTGCGCGCTTGAAAATTTATTTATTGGTGAAAGCGTTATTTGCAATTATGATTATAAATCTTTGAAACAAGAAAAAGAACAATATCATCTTGCAGGCGAAATTATTTGCAAGATAATGAATTCATATTCTGAATATAACAATAAGAAATATGGTGATACTCATTATCTTCGATTTGATAACATCACATTTTCTCACATGATGACATTTGAATCATTCAAATCATATTGTGAGTTTGTCGGTCTTAAATTTTGGTGCTTCACTTATGGAAAAAATAATGAGCATTATGACATTGTTTTCTATGATCAGAATAGCTTAAAAGATTTTTGTTCTGATTTTGCTGCGTATTTGAATAATAAAAATAAGAATTATATAGAAAATTTTTTGAAGAATTTAGCAAGCAGTGATTTCAATTATGAGCATTGTCATCCAAAAGATAATGGATATTTCAATCTGCAATATGAGGAAACGACAGTAATTTCAGTTACAAAATTAAATACTGAAATGACGGTTTATGATATTGAGGTTGAGGATGTTCATGAATATAATGCAAATGGAATAAGGAATCACAATACAGGTCGTCTTGCATCATCGCGAACATCTGACAGCAATAAATATTTTACAAAGTTAAATATTCAAAGCGTTCCAAAGAATTATATAGACAATATCAATGTGCGTAAATGCTTTTTGCCGAATGATAATTGTGAATGGTGCTGCATAGATTTCAAAGCACAAGAAATGCGGCTTGCGTCTTATTTGTATGGATTAAAAAAAATAAATAGCATACCGCTGAATGAAGATATTTATACAGAATTTGGAAAAGAATTAAATTTGTTTAATGGTGCTGAATTGTCAGAACATACGAAGCGAGAAGCATCTAAGGTTATTTGTCTTGGTATGATTTATGGATTGTCTAATTATGGTATTGTTAGACAGTTAAAATCACTTGGAATTGATGTCGATGAAAATCATGATTTCAGACAATCATTTTATGATATTTGTCCAGAATTAAAAGATGGTCAAAGCCGAACGTTAAAATATGCACATGCTATAAATGGTATTTATACGATAAGTGGTAGGTTTAGAAAGATTGAATTTACGGATTATGACAAAGAAAATTTGTTGACAAGAAATAATAGGATTGCACTAAATACTGTAATTCAGGGTGCTTGCGGTGATATTATGCGTGTCGTTCTTAATAAGGTTGAAAAAGAAATAAAACCACGATATAAAGAATATGGTTTCGCTTTATTAAGCACCATTCATGATGAGATAAACATAAGCATTCCTGCTGGCAAATCGTTGCAAAAGATTATTATAAATGACATTCTATCTATAATAACAAAGCCGATAGACCAACTTCAAGATTTGCAGTTTGGATGCTCTGTTTCCATTGGCAAATCTTGGGGAGCGTTGTCGCCGATTGTTTAGGAGATATTATCATGCCCGAAAATCAATTATTAAAACAGATAAATAGAGAGTTACGAGTAACTTCACTCGAAAATTCAGAAAAGAAAGCTGCCAGAAATAAAGATGAGGCAGATGATAATGATAAAAAAGATTCAGATGAAATCTTAGATGATGAGAATGAACTGGATTCCGCTTCTGAAAATGATGAACAATCTGATGATACAGATGATGTAATGTCAGAAGAAAACGTCGAAGCAGAACGAGAAGCATTGGATGATTTGCAGGATGTAGAATCCGACATTGAAGACGTTGCATCTGAACAGACAGATGAAGTCAAAGATGAATTGTCCGATGTAGTTTTGTCGTCTGCACCGCAGCTTTTAGATCCTGAAGCTCTGCCAACCGAACGAAACGAGATTGATGATCCCGTTGATACGAGTGGCATTTTAAAAGATTATAAATCAGATAAAACTTCTGACTTCATTGATCCAAACGGTGATGATTCTGATAAAAATCAGTTGAAAGTTGTAGATACAGCTTTGGGTGTATTCACAATTTTGAACAATGATGATAAAAATGTTTTGTTGCTTGACAGCAATAAACAGAAAATTCAAATCTCAATAAATGACTTTAATAATCTACATCCATTTGAAATAAAAGATGATATGCTTTCGGATGTTAATTCTTTTACAGATGCTTTTGAAAAAGATTTGAAAAAGAAAAAAGAGAAGCAGGAAATGGATGCAGAAGAAGGTGGCGACGAGGATGAAACAGAATTTGAAGAGGGTGAAGATGAATCAGAAGATGAAGAACCAGCAGAAGAAGGTGGCGATGCTATGCCTGATTTGGGTGGCTTTGGTGAGTCTGTAAAACGTCGTCGCCGAGTAAAAAAAGAAAACAAAAATCTCATATCTGAAATTCAAAAAGGTTTGTCACAAAAGGCAGGCGTCGTTGAAACAATACGCAGCGATGTCCGTGGAAAGAATCGTTGTGTACTTGTTGCAAAGCAGGCTAAGACAACAAAAGAATCACGCATGAATGAGACAAGACCTAAACCATCAAATTCTGTTATAAATTCTTATAAAAAGAAAAATCAGAATAATGTGCTTGAGAGCAAAAAGAAAAAAGAAGCTACTCAAGTTGCCGATATAGCGCAAGCGCCTCGCGGTGTGTTCAGTGATGATGACAACTTTGATCTTAATAAAGTTGTTACTATCAAAGATGGTAAATATGTTCTTGTTAAATTAGAAGGCAAATATAAGACTGCATATCTTAGATTGTTGCCTAAAAGGAATATATCTATAAATGAATTGAAGTTTATTTTAAACGACGTTGAAACTTTCAACGAATCGTTAAAGGAAATAAAACGTGGATTTACTCTTATCGAAAAGGAAATTGTTGCTATGAAAACAAAAAAATATGAAGCCGAAGAAGTTGAGGAAAAGGAAGAAATCGAGGACGACGAGGAATTAGAAGAAGTCGAAGTCGATAATGATGAGGATGAAAAAGACGGCGACGCCGATGATGCAGAGGCAGATGACGAAAAAGATGATGATGCCGATGAGGACGAGGCAGAGGAAGCCGAAGATGAAGAAGCAGAATTAGCCGAAGATCAGCCTGATTCCGTTCCATTCTCAGTAGAGATTAATGGCGTTCGTTATTCTGGCACTCTCTATGCTGAAAAAGATGAGGATGACGATGAGGATGACGACGAAGATTCTGATGAGGATGAGCAGGATGAGGATGACGACGATTATGCCGATCTGATTCTCCAGAGCGATGATGATATTGACGAATTAGATTTCCCGAACGGTCTTGATGATGATGATGAAATCATTGATGCCGATGTCGAGCTTGAAAATGTTCGTTACAATGTCTCATTTTATGATGTAAAGAAAGAGTGCATTAAACGTGCAAAACTTGAAATGCGCAAGCACAATAAGATTGGTGCATGGAATGCTCTCGTTCGCGGTGCAAAAAGCATTGAGTGCTAATTATTTGCATTGTGCTAAAAAATAAAGAGCCAGAAATTTCTGGCTCTTTTTTTTTGTTTATTATTTTCTATGCTATTTGAATTCAAAAAAAGCCAGTCGCTTTCGCAACTGGCTTAAATTTTTTATTCACCGCCATTATCAATGATGTATTGGCTTGGACATACATAGAATGTGTATGTGCTGAATGTCGTGACGGATGGAACGTCGCCTCCGCCTTCGATATTTGTTCTTAAAACGACAGGCAATGTCACCTTGTTTGGCGATGCCGTGCCATAAGCACGCATGGCAACTTGGTCGATTGAGAATGTAACGTTGCAAGGTGCGTTCTCAACAATGTTTGCAGATGGCTTTAGAACGATAGCTGTCTTTTTGTTATAGCCGTCGCCGAAGAACCAGTTTGCCTCGAACTGAGTGTCATTTAATAGTTCAGTAGCTTCTTGTCCAGACACGGGACTTTTGCTAACGATAATATCTTCTTCTGTGTCAGCAACATCTGAAAGTATAAGGCAAAGTTCTTCACTGTAAGATTTGTTGCCTTTGCTATCGATTTGATAAACGTCTGCATATCTTGCAGTCACAGAAGTGTTTTCCATTAAGATAGGATCGTCAACTATATCCATTGACAGATCATCAGCGATGTTCTTTAAATTGTCTGCTGGGACTTTCTGGGTTGTTGCGCCTTCTGTTGCAATGTGGAGCATAAGGTTATGCGTTGCACCGCCGCCGTTTCCGTCTTCTACGTTGCCAGTTACGACGCCGATTGCAATTTCATTACCTTTACCACCATAAACAACATCAGTTGAAACGATAACCTGTGCGCCACGAAGTGAGTTTTCGTGAGCAACACGGATGATAAACATGGTGTTATCTTCTGCGATAATTTTATCGGCACAGATAAGTGCAATATGATCTGTCGTTGGCTCACCGAAAGTGGAAGCAAGCAAATCTGTTGAATTGATTTGATAGACTTTATTCAGTTCACCTTTAGAAGCAGTGACGCATCCAAGTGCTGCCCAATTGAGTGCAGACGGGACTTTTGATTTGTCAACCACCCTAGAAAAAACATGGGCTGATTCTCTTTGTGTTCGCTCATATATTGCCATAATAAATTCTCCAATTATTTAAATATTGTAAAACAATCAAACGATAGCCATAGGACGATCTATTTGTTATAGATAGAAAGATAGGTTAATAAATTTCTAAAACCATATCATAAGAATCCAATGGATCTTCAACAGTTCCTGCACCGAAGCAAATAATATGTCCATCCATATTTCCAAATTCCGTTTCGATTTCAATGACTCTATACTTGCCAGTCATTCTACCGTTTTCCCAACGATAGCCACCGAGAAAATGAGGATCATCTCCATAATAAACACCAGTGATGGATGGATGTGATTCTCGAATTGCATTGATTAATTCTTTGAAAGCACCCCACGCACCATCATCTTTAAGAATTTTTGATGTTAGTCTTTTCACTTCTGGATTTCTATATATAGCATTTTTGATTTTTCTTAGTTCTCGCTTGTCGTCTTCAAAAAGTTTTTTTCTAATCATATTAACCTCTGTTATATAGTTGTTGAAGTTGGTAATTTATTTTTAGATAGTTTTTTTTTTTTTTGCTTTTTGCAATCAAAATACTGTGATATGATTTTTGTAGTTTTGCGTTGCGCTTGTCTATCTAATAAAATTAGCATTATTTTTTCTTTTGAATAGGGTCGCAAAATATGAGTGCAGAAATTGAATTTAAACTAACTAGCATAGCGAAAACAGATTTAGCAAGCCTTTTAGATGGTGAGACAATTGAAGTTACAAAGGCTTATATTACAAATGCGCAATCGGGCGAGGATATTCCTTATGTGTCAGGATTGTCGGGCACTGTTGTGTTTAATGGTGTAGTGCATGGCGAAGTTCTTTTTGAGAAAGATAACGTAATCTATACAAAAGAAGAATGGGCGGATATGCCAGCGGGTACGATCCCTGACACTGGAATTTTGCATGTTGAATTTTTTGATGATTCAGAAACTTATTACAGCGGCAAAACAGTCGCAATAACATACAGAAAAGAACTTGAGGAGCGTATTCTCTGTTTAGCTACTGTTGAAAGTTCTGCCGATGAGTTGGTTGTAAAACATTTCTCGCCATTATCTTTTGCACTTGATCTTAGATTTGATAATGCAGATAGTGTTTCTTTTGAGAATATAAACTTGTCTTTCCCGCCAGCGACAGAGACACGTCGAGGTTCTGTAAAAGTTGCCAGTAGTGAAGATGTAATGTCAGGTACAGGCACGGGTGTTGTCACTTCACAGAATTTAAATACAAGACTAGGTGACTATGTTACGATAGCTACTACACAAACAATAACAGGTAGTAAGACATTTACATCTGATGTTTTTTTTGGTGGACAGAATTCCTATGTAGGAGGTGATGGCCATTATTTACATTCAATGTGTATTAATGGCAATGTTTCTAGTGAAATAGTTCAATCTTTTGGTAATATAACTTTTCGATTATATAATGGTTCTACATCAATAGATACAATGTCCATAGCTGGTGTTAGTGATAATACAGAATCTCGGATATATTTAAATGCTGATAATACTGTTTTTCCTGAAGGTAAAAGACTATCGTTTGAAAAATATGGTGGATATTATTTAAATTTATATGAAACAATACATCAAGGTGTAGAGGAGGGTCAACCTGTTAGTGTTCCAGATTTAAAAGTTGATATGTCTGGTTTATCAATTAGTGAACAAAGCAGGTTTATTATTAGTTCTGCAATGGTTGATGTGGCTTATTTTGATTCAGAAGGTTTAACTATTCTAGCTGGTAAAAGAATTTCAACACCAACAATAAATACAACACATGTTGTATTTGGAAAATATACATATAGTGGGCAAACATATGATGTTGCTCTTTATAAAGAAAATAATAGTAGTAATAATATAGCATCTACATCTAATATAATTCCAGAAGATAATGACATGTATAATCTTGGAGAACCAGTAAGAAAATGGGATACAATATATTGTAATAATATTGGAAGTTTATCTGTTCCTGTTACTAATATTTATGGTTCATTAAAAGGTAATGCTGATACAGCAACTACAGCAGAAACTGCGAAATATTTAACTTATTTCCCATCTTCTGGAACATCTACGAATTTAATATATGCTGCATCAACAACGAGTATATTGCCTATTGGTACTTCTGGTAACATAGATTTAGGTAGTAATAGTGCTAAATTTAATTCAATATACGCAAATTTTTTTACAGGTTTAGCCAGTTTATCTTCTGAATCTTTTATGTTGAGTACGATCAATGCTTACTTGTCTACACCAGTAAGAAAAGAGGTTGTTGGAGTACAGGCTACTAGTTCAGTAATTTATAATTTAATTCCTGCAATCAAGCTATCAGAAAATAATGTAACTACAAATTTAGGAAGTTCTTCATATAAATGGGATCGTTTATATTGCAACTATATAGGTGATGATTCTAATAAAGTTACTACTATTTATGCTGATGACATAAAAGGACGTATTCCAACTAATACAGATTCTAGTAGTTCTTCCGCGTCGTATTTTCCTAAAGGTTCAATTTTTTTAGCTATAGTTTTTGTTCGTGACATGGAAGGTAGCCCTGTTAGTTTTCATAGCGGTTATTATTTAGATTTAACAACGTCAACACTATATAGCAACAGATTAGTTGATATTTATGAGGCAATTTCTTGCCAATCAGGTGAAGCAGATGTAGGGTCTTGTTTTAAAAAAGGTAGAAATTTGACTAATCTTAGATTAGGATTTAAATTTTTGTGTGGATTAGAAGGTACAGATTACATGGCAGGTGAAGATTATTTTTTGGCTTTAGTTATGGTGTATTAAGCATGTAGGAGCTACATTATGTCACAAAAAAATGTAAGAACAATTGTTGCTTTTGCTGATAATGCGCATAAGCATTCAGTGCCAGATCTTGTGTTATATATTAACACGGATACGAAAAAACTTTGCTTTAACAAAAATGGTGATATATATATAGTTGACTGTAATTATCAGTCGGAAGAAAGTGTACCGCAGGCGGAGCCTGGTATGTAGATTCGTCATAATAATATAAGGAGAAATAACCATGTCAGACCCATCATTTGTCGTCAAAGAGCGTAAAGATTATTTAAAACTCAAACAAATGGAAACATGGAAATCAGATTCTTCTGGTAAAATGCCAAACCATACAGAAGTTATTCAGTTCGACACCATTGAATATAACAAACCAGTTGAGCGTAAAAACACAGAAGAAAAGAAATAGTGAGTGGCGGCGATGATGCCGCCATTTTTTTTAGTGCGAAAAAAATAGGATTCTATCTAATCAAAAGTGTGTTATATTGGTTTTGTGTTTTTATGAACACTTTTTTTAAAGGATAGAGCTATGAGCGCACTAAAAGGTTTTATAACAAATTTAGGTCTATATAACGAAGGTGATCTTGTTGGTGAATGGATTGAGTTTCCGATCTCCGATGAGGAATTAGAAGCTGTAAAGAAAAGAATCGGTATTGACGAAAATCACGAAGAATGGTTCTTTACAGATTATGAAAGTGATTTTGATGTTACTGATTCATTAGGTGAATATGAATCAATTGACCATCTTAATGAGATTGCTGAAGCACTTAATTCAATTGAAGAAGATGGTATGAAAGAAGCTGTTGACGCTGTAATCAGTGAAGGCTATGACGTATTAGATGCTATTGAGAAAGTATCTAATGGAGATGTCATTATGTTTGATGACATATATAATGATATGTCAAACGAGGAAGAAGCTATCGGATATTACTTTGTTGATGCCGTTGGCGGTGTTGAAGAACTCGATAAAAAAACTCGTGAAATGTATATTGATTATGCTGCATTAGGTCGTGATGTTCGTCTTGAATATTATCAGGCGGACGAGGAAGATCCAGAGACGGCAGGCGAATATTGGTGTGGTGACGAGAATGCTTCTGATGAAGAAATCGGTGAAACAATTGTCGATGAATTAGGTTTCGACGGTATTTCAAACCCTGAATATTATTTTGATTATGAAGGGTATGGACGTGATATTGAAATGAGTGGGCATTTCGTTTTTCACAATGGTAAAATTTTTGAAATCATTGAATAACATATCTAGTTTATAATCGAGTTGTCCTTGTGGATAACAAATAGACAAAAGAGGTAGAGTAATGATTAAGCGTACAAACAAAAAAAATAGCAATCGTAAAACAATTTCAGAAATGATTAAGCGTCGTCGCGTTTTCAAAGAACAGGAAGACATCAAAGAGATCAATACAATGGATGAGCTTATTGATTTTATTGATGAGAATTATGAAATGGTTGGTAGTGTTGATGATCTAAGAGAGCTGGATAGTTGGAGTGTTACTTTATATAACGGTAGTATTGATTTCATGCTTGATGCTCATGTAGATGAGCGTGACGGTCAAATTTATTTCGGTGTTGCTCAGTTAAAAGACATTATTTCTAATCCAATTTATGGTTGGGAAGATAATGCTGAACATGTTATTGATAAAGAACTTGATTCTAATCCGACAGAATACGAAATAGAAGAAGCTGCTCATGATATTATTGATTCATATCTTATGGATGATGACAATTATGACCCGTCATATAGCTTCGATGGAAAACTACCGATGACTGAGAATGAAGTATTTAGCATCATAAGTGACGGTGCAGATTCATTAGAGAGAGAGCGTGATAGAATGATGGATGGTTTAGTTTCCGAAATTAAACACATGCTTAACAAAACAGAATCAAAAAAGATTCGCCGTACAGCCGCAAAAACATCACCACGTAAAGCATTAAAAGAAGCAAGTGTACAAAGTTTTACAGACTGGGAGTATCCTATACTTAAAGATGTTATGAGTACATTTAAAGATGATATTCAATGGGCTTTGTCACGTGCATTGTATAGCATGAAATCAAATTTGCCACGTCTTGAATCTGATAATGAATCAGAAGTTCTTCGGGCATTAGCTGACATTCTTGATAAAGCAGATGACATGAACAAGGTTAAGAAAGCATTAAAGCGTACATCTTTAGGTCAGAGAATGTGGTAATTATAAGTTTTATTATTGTTTAAGCCTAGCCTAGAGCTAGGCTTTTTTTTTAGATTTTTGGCTTCCACAAGAACGACCATTTAAGCTGTCGCCGTAAGCGGTTGTCTTCTCGTATTAAATCAGTTGGCAATGTCGGATGTTGATTGTCGAATATTTGATTGACAAGTTTTGAAAGCTGCTGAAATAGAATGCGCTTGTATGTGTCTATCGTTCCGTCACACTCTAAAATATGCACATATTTTTTGTCGTATGTTGAATTGCAGCGACAGATACGTCCAATTGATTGTTCTGCGTCTGCTTGTGAAAAAGGCACGTTATATAGGATGATATGATTGACTGCTTGCAGGTTTATTGATACGCAGCCAGCACGAGTGATGATGCAAACATCCCGTCGTGTTAATGCTTTTTCAATCTTAATGCGTTCGGGAACTTTGATTTCACCAGAGATGACATATATGTTGTTTATATTTAGTTCGTCTTTGTAAAGTTCCATCAATTCTGATATGCGTTTTACAGTTTCTTTGTAGTCAGCATAAATAATCGCACCCTCGTCTTTGCATGTGATTGCTTTTAACAGTTTCATCAATTCTTTTTCTTTGTTGCATGTATAAGAGAAAGGGTCTGTTGTAAGACCGTCAACGATGTTTTGTAATTTTACGAGGCGAGCGGAATGTTGGACTTTATCCTCATCTTTGACTTCACTTTCTTTGAAGTGTTCAGAACCTTCCTTTAATCCTTTTGTTGCGACTATATATTCATCATGCAGTTCGCTATCCAAATTAAATTTGATATAATCATAAGTCAAGTCATAAACAATGCTTCCAAGAATTGTGTTCTTCATTATTGGCTCACGCAGTTCGTCAAGATTCTTATATCCGACGCACTGTGTTATTTTTCTTTGAACTTTGAATGGCGGCTTATTAGGATATTTTGAACGCTTCATGACAGTGATTTCTTTTTCTTCAAGCACACAGTAGTGATATTGGAATCGAAACCAGTCATCGAATGGTTTTTCATTGTTTATGAAATTATAGACAAAGAATAGAGAGTCAATCGAGTTTAATAGCGGCGATGCAGTTAGCAGATATTTTCGTCTGTAAACTTCTTTGCAGTCATAAATTGTTCTATATCTTAATGTTTTCGGTGAAGTCATTACTGTGTGCGCTTCATCAATTACTAAGTTTATATTGTCAGTTTCTTTCCTTAGTGCTGCAATAAAGTCTGCATAAAAGAATTGCTTTTCTTTGCGTTCTGTTTTTTCAAGTTGCGGTTGTTCGATAAGAATATATGGCTGATCTGTATAAGCATATTTCTTGTTTACATCCGTACCAATGATTGCGAACGGTGCGGAGATCTTTGTTTCAAATTCTTTAATAAAAACGGAACGTGCAGATTTCGGAATGATGACAATGAATTTTGCGTCTGGTTCTGATTCTCTTATGGCCTCGCATGTCGATAGCACAACGAGCGTTTTGCCAAGCCCGCATGAAAAAGCTAACAGGATGCTATCTGTATTATACATCCTGTCACATGCTTCGAGTTGAATGTCTTTTAATTTTATGTCTGGATTCTTAATGTATTTTTGAAAGTTGAGCATTGTTTGTTAGTCTGCAAAAGAAATTATCTGTGTGATAAAAGGTTTTGTTGCGTCGCCATTTAAAAATATAACAGCAACACGGTCGCCAGCTTTTATGAATGGTTCGTCTTTTCGCCAATCTTGTTTTATTGCATTGAATGGCCACAAGCCAGATACGATTGGCTGTTGAAGGAATTTGTCTTTGTCTGTCTGGATTGTTGACCCCATCTTGTCATAATTGCCAGTGAATTTATAGACGGCAGGATTTACCATTGTTGTCGGTGGCGTGGGCGTCGCCGTGCCAGAGACAGTGCAGCCTGCTATTGGTGGAATGAGAACACCAGCACCCGCGACAACACAAGTGCTTAGTGGAATCGTTGGCGATGTCGTTTGAAAATCGTTTCCATTGACGGACAGCTTTCCCCAGAATGGTGATTCTTTGATTGTAGAGTAATATTCTGCTGGTTTTTCCCATGCCATGCACCATGCCATTATTTCGGCTGAGACGATTGCTGTTAGCGTTTCCGCAGTCTCGCCTAGGTGATAGGGTATGGAAATTTCTGCTGTCTTAAAATCGTCTGCAATGCTTGCAATCCATGCTTCCATGACAGGATAAGTCGGTGGCGCGTTCGCTATGTCAGCAAGTTCTTGAGGCGATTGCCATTCTTCTTCTGTCTCTTTTCTGTAAAGATATTCTTCAATAATGTCAATGACATCCTGCTTTGTCAGAAGATCATCTCTTTTTATTGAATTGTAAAGATCTTCGCGTGTTACTAATCCATCATACATAGTCGGATCTCCTATGTTAGCCATGGGAATAATAACATTATTAGATATTATTTGCAAGGGTCGTATTTCTATCTAAGATAATGGTTATTGATTTTTGTTTGGACTTTTAACGATAAATAATTTAAAGTTAAATCAAAAGTATCAATGCAGATTGGCATTGATTTGATTTTGGAGAAATACAATGAATAACACATTTGATTTTAGCTATTTTGTGCCGACACCAGATACAACTGCGAATTGTGCTTTGAGTAGATGGAATGATGGTTTAATGGGTCTGTCTGATTTTTTGAAATCATATATGTCATCCAGACAGTCACTTGAATTCGGCTTTAGCAGAAATCTTAATATAAAAGAATTATTGAATTTAGCTAAAAGTACTGTTTACGATGATAATCATAAATTTGATTATGTAATAAATTATCGAAAGTTTGGTGATATTAAAGCTAATGTTTGTGGATTTGATATACCTATTGTTGATTTTAATCATCCGTTTCTTGTTCAAGAAGTTTTAAGAAATGCGACAACAAATGAAATTATAGATTTTTTGTCACCATATAAAGTTGGAATATCACATGTTTATAATTGTAATTCAACATTGTCTGAGTCAGAAAGAGTTGAAGCAACAAAAGATGCGTTGGATAGATTTAAAACAGCTATACAAGACCAAACTTTAATTTCGGATGATCAGCTTCATATTATATTTAAGAAAAATAATGGAAATTATAGAACAAGACAACAAATAATCAATGAGTTAGACACAGCTATATCTGTTATTGATAATTTAAGTTCTGGTATAGTTGATTTTATTTTTGGATTTGAAAGCCGAGAGAAATTAGAGTCAATATCAGGTAATTACCCGATACCTGGGACAAACTCTTACAACACATCATCACATGATTTTTATCGTGATTTTTGTTGTAATACATACTGTTGTACAAGTACTGGAAGTGTAGCAACATTTATATTAAATATATCTGATTGTTACAAACAAGAATTTCAAGACAGATATTTAACGCCATTTGGAATAGAATTTTCTTATGTTGAGCCTCTGCATTATCGAAGAAATGCTAACGAAAAATCTCATCTTTTGTTATTCTTTAAATTTGATATAACAGAAAAGCCAACAATTGCGCCATTTGTTTCACATGATGGAACTCTTATTCCAACGACAGAACAAAGATTTAATATTCAATATTCATTGCAATATAGCAAGAATAGAGGAACATATATACTTTATAAATCTTATTGGGACAATAGCGAGGAGTGCCCTGTTTATTTTGATGCAGAGAATGTTGCTCATCCCATGACGCTTGAAAGCAATATAAACGGCATGGGTGGTCGCGACTACACATTCTGGTCGTCACCAGTACAAAAAACTGAAAGTGGTTATCAGTTTGAATGTTGTATGCCGCTCGCTTTCTATAATGCAGAATCCGATAGTTATAGCAACGAGTATTATGCGACAAAAGCACACGAAGGAATTGAAATCGGTGAAGTAATGTATCGTGTGCCAGTCGTTAAACGTATGCGCCAGAACATCGAAGAGGCTATCGTAAACACGCATTTAACGAAGTGCTTGAGTAATTTAGTGCCAGCAACAAACGAGAACGCAGAGGATGACGATACTGTTGTTCTGGGTGGCGTTGTTGTTGATGATTTTACAGAAGGTTTATATCCAGTCGCAGAGACTCAGAAAATTGCGACAGAAACAGAATATGGTGAAGTGAAGATTGTCAAAGTCAAGGACAGCGATGGCGATGACAATGGTGTTCTTGATTTAATGTATCACTATAGCGAGACAGGTGATCTTAGTTACGATGGTATGACAATGCCTGAGACGGGTCGTGCCGTCGATATGATTACTCTGTTTGACACATTGAAAGCTATTGGTGGAGATAATAACATTACTGATCATACTTTTGTTGTAAATGGTGTAAACAAAAACATTAATGTTCAAACTACTGGTGATTCATCATCATCTTTTTCAATGAATGAATTTAATATAATATTAAAAAATACATATTCTGATTCTAATACAAATAAAACATGTGAAGAATCAATAACATTTATGGGTGATGGTCAAATATATATAAACTCTAGTAATAAAACAGATAAATATAAAACAGAGTTACATACTGAACCTAAGATTGTAAGTTTTAAAGCTTCTAATGAGAATAATACAGATTATATGACTGAATCATTGAACGTAAATTCTATGTTTTGGAATGTTAGTGGTAATTCTGAAAATGAATTAGGAGGTATTGGATTTGGAAGGTACTCACCAGCTTCTAATAGAACAGAATTAAGGCACTGGTCTTTTTCAGGTAAAGATATGGATATTGGCAGTAGACTAAACGCATGGCGAGATGTTTTTTGCGATACTATTATGTGCAATACACCATGTGTTAAATTGTTTTTTCTTACTGCAAAATATGCAAACGTTGAAATTCCAACAGGGAGTTCTTTTTATTTCAGTAATTACGATGGAAGCGTTGTTAGTGATACCATTGGATCAGCTCAGATACCTCTGATAACTCTTCAAGATGGTACTATTAATGCTATTTCCGCTGGTATTGGTAATATAGACGATTATAAAAACACAAAATGGATATTATCTTGTGGAATGGGCAGACCCAGTGATACAACTAAAAGCTATTTAATTCTTTGTGTTAGAACTATATATTAGAGTTAAATATGTATCTACTATCAAACACTATCTAAAGTATGTGATGTATTTTTTTTTATCATTGATTGGGGCAAAGCGATGAGCAAGAACATAAAAATAAGCAATATTGATAGCGATAAACTCCTCAACGGCGAAATGAACGAAAAAGGAATTAAAATAGGTAATGATGTCTATGAATTTTTATTATCGTCTTTTGACAACAGTTTTGATTATGTAAGAGCAGAAGCAGAAGTGGATAGTATAAATGGATTAAAAGATCTAAGCTCTTATCGTGACGAGAATGAGGATGATATATCAGGTAATTATAAACTAAATGTATCTTTTTGTAAAGATGGTAAAATAGAATCTGTTGACAGTATAGAATATATAAATGATTATGAAGAAAGAAATATTGATGGAATATTTCCTTTTAATGAAATTTGTCTTGTAACAAAAAACATTGGATCTAATGGGGTGGAAAATTCCACATGGATTGATAGCCTTCATCCAAATAGAGGGTATTATGTCACTAATTATTCTTTTTTACGTGGAGCTTCACAAGATGATGTTTCTACTTATGTACCAAAAGAACTTATATTGAATAGTCATGATGATGAATTTATTGAAGATTTAGAAGACACATCTTTCGGTTTTAATAAAACTTTTGTTAGAATACCTAGATTTTATATAAGAATTTATTTCTTTTTGAATAAGAAAGATAATAAGTATTATAGAAGATATGAGATAATATCACCTTTTGTTTATAATTCATTACCTGATAAATTAAAATTTGGATTTTTTGTACCAAAAGCTTTTGGTGATGATAAATATTTATATATATCACATGTGCCAGAGTCTTTTGGTCTTGTTTCTAGTCCTTTCGGATCTGAGACTGGATATTTTAATGAAACAAATCATATAATAATGTCTAAACTTAATAAATTTAAAATAATGACATCTGATGTATGGTTTGGTATAGTTCATATATTGTTTAAAATTTATATTGGATATATGAATCCAAGAGCATTGTTAGCTCGATATTTTTATGACTACCCATCTTTGTATAAAAAACAATGGGATGGTGTTAATTCTATATTTTCCATTTTTCATAATGGTGTTTCAGGTGATGGGTTCTTTGAATATTCTGAAACAGAAGGAAACCGTATCTGTTTAGATGTAACAACAGATGTCTTTATTAGTGAAGAAGACCAATCAGATCCTCCCCAAAAAATTATTATTTCTAATGCACAAACACCGTGTGCTGATATGAAAGATTTTGTAAAGTTAGGTCAATTTACTTCTGAATCGACGTTGATATATCAGAACCGCTTAAAATTTTCTATCGAATTACCAGATGAAGGTAAATATTTAATAACAAATATTGTTTTTTGGAACGCAGCAGAAACATCATCTGTTTCTGACAATGACAATACACCTGTGTATTGCGATCTTTATATGATAATTAATCGTCAAATACCGAATAGTTATGGTTTTACTTGTTATAGATATTTAAATAGAGATGAATTTGGATACGATATAGAACCACCTGAATTAGAAGAAATAAAATATAATACAGCATCATATGTATTTAATACAGCTACTAATAAATTTGATTTAGAATTTAATTTTGAAAACCTGCCTCAAGGTACGTTTGATTCAAGTTCGGTTTCTGTACAATTTGTTGTTTTTAAAGAAAGATTCAATGGGGATAAAAAAAAGATTGTTAGAGATACATTGTTAGGTAAGAATGTAATTCTAGGATGTAGAACTTCTGTTTCAAATTATGGTTTATCAAAAGAAGATGAAGTTGCTTATTTTGATGTTCAGTTTTATGATCCTGACGTAGGAGATATATCAACTACTGATAATTTATATTCATATAATTTAAATTTTTTGAATTATGACTTTGGTTTTAATGACCCAGAAGAACCTGTTAAATTTAATCGTGAATATGATGCTTTAAAAATAAAAAAATATTTTGATAATTGGAAAAGTCAATCATATAAAATTTCTTTATATCGTCATCCAATGCATGAAATATCAGGAAATTACTATAATTGTGATAAACGTTTTTTTGTAGATCTTTTTAAAAAGAACGAATCTTTAGGGTGCAGATTTTCTTTGTTATATTTTAGCAACTTTATGCTTCCTTTTTCTTATAGGGATTCTGAACAAATAAAAAATACTTCTTATTATCCTAAATATACGACTCGTTATGAAATGCCTTATCTTGGTGATGAAGAGATTGTTCATTTTGATGAAATAGAAACACAACAGGGTGTTCTTTTGAATGATGTTGTTGCAGAACAAAGAAAAAAATATGTTATAGGTGGTCATGTTGACGAAGGAAATGCTGGAGAGGAATATATAAAATTTATATATGAAGATGGTCGTGTTTTAGAACCTAATTGGATAAGTTTTAATGACACCCACTCACCAATATGTGTTGTTGGAGATCATTCACAAGGCAAACTTTATTGTGATGAAATAAGTACTAGTTTGTTACCTGTTGATTATACTGATGGAGTGTTATCTTCTGTATTTGTTTATTCTAAAGAAAATTATTATATAAACCTTCCAACAAGGTTAAAAACGCTTAATTCTTCTATTAAAGGTTATGACATCCAGAAACCAATGTGTGTTTTAAAAAATGCTAATGCAGGCGATATTAAAGAAGATCATTTTTGGATATCATCAGGGTATTTACAATATTTTAAAGGGGAAATTAGTCTTAATTCGATAGGAATAGATCAAATTAACGATAAAGTTTCGTTTAATTTAAATGGTATTAGTTTTACATTGAAAGAAAGTGATTCATCAATATCACAACAAAATGTACTTTTGTATGTTAGCGGGAACTAAAACAATATAGCTAATAATCATAATAATAAAGGATATAATTATGAAAACTATAAAAACGTTATTAACAATAAAGACTATTTCTGATGTTTCAGATTTAGATTATGGCGAAATAGCTATATTTGAAGATAAATTGTACTTTAGAAATTATAGTGGTGATCTCTCAACAGTGGATTTCTTTAATGAAAACAAATATGTTATTGTTATAATATATGGACTTAGAGTTAGTGTCGTTAATGATAAAGATAATATAGAAAGAGTGCTTATTGAACGTCGTATTTATGAAGATGGTAGAGTTATTGATATAGAAAAAATTGGTGATGAATCTGGTTTGGATTTTAAAGCAGAAAATTATGTATTTTATAATGGTTTGTTTGATGATTTAGAACCATTTAAATCAATGGAAGAAGTCTCTACTGCATGTACAAATGAATTACAATACAATTATAATGGAAAATTTGTGAAGCTACCTATTTTCTTTAAAAATAAAGAAAAAACTAAGACTATTGATGGTGTTATGTTCGATTATTATTTGATATCGCCAATTTGTTTTGATGATTTTTATCCAGTTGAATCTCATAAAAAAGATACTGGTTATGTAGATTGTATTTTTCTTGAATCAGATTGGCGTCAACATGAAGGCGATCATTATATTTCACCAGAGGATATGCCTATTGATGGGGGGTGGGATGGATTATGGGCTGTGTTCATGATGAACAATTTAATTAATGATGTTATTCTTTATTGTTATTTGTATTATATTTATTTTATAAAAACAGCTAACTTCAAACCTTTTTCTGATATAAGTCCTCAAAAAAAATCTGTTTTTATTGTTGGTGCTGGTGGCTTTGAAAATTTTGATGGTTATGATGACTCAATGCTAACTCATCTCTATAATTTAAATGGTGGTAATTCATCTGATTTAAGTGATGTATTAACTCAAGAAGAAATTCAAAAATATCCATGGTATTTAAAACTTACGAATGGTAAGAATGATAATACATTTTTTGAAAATATTTTCTTTGAAGATTGTATATACAATATAAATGGATATGTTAATAATGGCACTTCTGCTTCATCATATATAGATTTAGTATCTCTCGTAGCACAACCAAAATTTTTACCTCAAAAACAACAAGGTTGTGTGTTCTTCCTTGTTAGTGAATTGATGGAACTTCAACATCTTGATTCAGGAGAAGATGCTTTTAGAGCGAATAGAAGGATCGTAAGCAACAGTTCTAATCCGTATGTTATAAAATTAATTCCATTCTTTTATGACCAAACAAATGTTTATGGTAACGGTTTCATAAGAAGTGATGAATTAATTGAGAATAACACATACACAGATAGTGGTAATTTTTGTATTGATCATTTAAGAAATTTATTACCAGTATTTTATAATGCATATATGCCTTTTGATAAAAATAATCCGTATAATGATTATATTAGTACAGAAGGTAGAAAGAAAATAATAGAAAATTATAATGTTGTTATTAATTCAGGTAGTGCAGATGGGTATCCTCAAAACATGAGTTACAAAAAGAGTATTTGCTTTTGTAGTCCAACAGAAATAAACATTCCATATTGTAATAAAAATCATGTGTATTATAGTAATTTAAATTCAGAGTTTAATAGACAATCTGTTTCAATTGCTACTCAAATCTCATTAAGAGATAATTTAAAATTTGTTATTGTAAAATATAGAGATGGAACGGATTTCATAGTAAGGAGTTATGCTACATCTTTAGGAAAGACGGATATAAGTAACGCAATCTCAGAAAGTTGTTTGTGCTATGAATATAAGTGTGTTTCATTCTTTGGGTATCAAGGTGATTTTAATTGGGGTGCTATAACGATTGCCCCTTTAATGCAACCATATGAGAATTATGATTATACTTATGATGGTGTAAAGATTGGAAATTGTTATTTTGTTTCAAGAATGTTTTATTATCCATATAAATATCCATATAAATAAATACTATATAATGAGTTTTGGTTTTGAAATTTTGTGATGTTTTAGCTTGCATAAACGGCAAAACTATCTAATAATGCAATGGTTTTGTCTGTTTATGTTATGCTAATGCTATATGTTTGATTATTCACTCACAAAATACCTTGCACCGAAATACCTTGAGGAAAATGTTTTCCTCAAGGCTTATCTTGAATTGATAGATGAGATAATATTTTGCTGCAATATGGAAGCGCAAGACATACTCTCAACGATGTCATTTGAGAATATGGATGATGACTTCTTTATGACTTATCAGGATTTCTTTCTTGACGGTCTGCCAATATATAACATAAACAAGCTAGGAAAACTCGTTTTGTCTGAATGGTTCTCATTGATGCACGTCCGTGGCGAGCTGTCAGACATAGACAAGCTGATGCGCTTCGGTGGTAGTCTCAAGGATTCGAGAAATAACGACTTTGAACTCTATCACTATATGGATGTCCCAGACGAATACGCGCCGAATGCCAAAGACGGACTCATTTATCTGATAACAGACAAAAACATCACAATAGACAGCGATTATTTCATTAAGCAACAAATACCTGCTGGCTATCGCATTGGTATGTTGCGCACACCAGACCCACTTGTTTTTAAGTGCAGTGACGCAATTTATTTAGGCAGAAAAGACACTGATTTAAGCATTCACGTCGATGCGGGTGATGTTATAGATCTGCATAAAGATTTTGATGGTGATATAACCTTTTATCGTCGTAGGCAGTTTGACCAATATTACACTTTTGGTCAGGTCTATCGCTCTCAGTACACAATAAACCAGTTATCACAATATCATCAAAAAGGCTATTATTTCTTCGGATTTGAAATCGAACACACAGTTCCGCTGCCAGTCAGTTATGACGTAGATGAGACGGCATACGGCTGCATAACATCCACTTACGGCGAATTCTTTATTGCAGATGGTGAAATTACAAGCCCGCAAGGTGCTAAATTCGTTATTGGCGGTACGGTAGGCATAGGATCAAAAGTTGGACGAGATATTGTCGAAGATTATCCAGAATATATAATTCTGGATAAACAACCTTATTATAATGTTAGCTTTAATCTTAATATTGATGATACATTATATATAACAGATGATGACGAATTAGAATTAGTGAAACAGCCTGATTATAGTCAGTCGATTGACTTAATCACAGATGACAGTTTCTATCTTACAGATAGTGATGAACTTATATTAGACAAACAGCCAGATTATGACGTTAGTTTTGATCTTGTGAGCGAACCAATAATATGGTCTGGTACTGTAGTTAAAGGTAATCCACCAGAATTAACTTACTTTGTTGTTAATGCAGACAGTGGTAGAATTGTTCATGGTGGTTGGATTGATTATGAAACAAGCGAATTAAAATCTGTTATTTTAGAATCACCAGTAATAAATACAGAAGAAATAAAATCTATAATTTTGGAAACACCCGATATTGTAATTGGTTATGATTTGTCAGTTGCGACAAAGAACTTTTATTTTACATCGAATGGAAGAAATGAGGTTTTAAATACAGAATTAAATGCAAATGAGTTAATACAATTATATGATGAAAATGGGAGTCCAGTTATAGATGAATTAACAATATCCATGTATGATGGAACACAACCAGTAGCTTATATGTTGCATAATGGTAACATGGAAGCAGTGCCATCTAATGAGTATTTAACAAATGATAATGGAGCATTAAAATTACAATTTGATGATGTATCAGGTTTTAGTGCATGGTGTGTATCTGTTGAACGCAAATTTATATTATCTTTTGCAAATACAGCATTACCAAATATAACAATAGCAATACCGCCTACTGAATTTGGATATAGTGGTACTGTCGTGACACTTCCGACAGTTACTGGCGAATATAATAGTAATGGTGTAATTTATAAACCTGTTTCGTGGAACATTGGATCGTTTGGCGATAGTTATACTATAACAATGGATGTTGTTGCTAAACTCGTCTTTGAAGCGTCAGGGTATATTATCGGCGGTGTCATATCTGAAAATGAAGATCAATTAATAATAAGTCATCAAATTTCAGGCTTGGCTGAAAAAGGAAGATATGCATATAGTGATATGAATTTAATCGGTGCTGAATATTCATTTGGTGGTGTTATCTATGAAAACTCATATATTATAGGTGGCGTATTAACGAACAACCAAAATGATAAATTTATAGTTTCTGAGCCTTCTAGCGAAGTTCTTTTGAAAGATTGAACAAACAAATAGGTTAAAGTTTGTTTGTTTTTCTTTGTACTTATAAATAAAAAAGGTAAAAACATGGGATTCGTTGTTAGATCTTTTTATGTACAAGCAGGTGATGAGGAATTCCCAACTGGTAATTCTGATTCATTACGAAGATCTCGTAGTGAAACCTTATTATCAAAATATGCACAGTGTCTTATAGATTGTAATTGTGGTTGGGTTTTAGATACTACAAAAAATAATACAATAACATCTTTTACAGATATACCATGTCGAACTGGAAATAAAACTTATCCAGCATTGTTTTTTATAAACAATATAAGTGGTTGTAAATTATTTATGTCATTTTTTGGAGATCAAATTTTCGATTTTGGCATAAAAAATTTTAGTGGAAACGATTTGGTTCTTTATAAAGGTAGTGATTATTATGGTGGCTTTTGTACATCAATGATTCCAGCAGGTTCTTCAAGTACATTCGGCGATCCAACGACAACAACATTTATACCATCAGACGCGACAAGAATTTGTGGTACTTTTTATAGAAGTTCAGCAGTTTCTGCTTTAGAATATCCATCAGCATACAATCCAATCAATGATTATTATTATAGATATTGGATAATGGCTACACCTTATACTATATGTTTATATTCAAATAGATATTCTGTCGTACCTGGCTTCTATACACCTATTTATATGACAGGTCGGATCTTTGGTAGTTTAGCTCATCAAGAAGACAATACATTACAAGCTAAGTATGGCACTATTTGTTTTCGTAGATATACGGATACTGCTGAAGGTTGGGCATTGGTCTTGTATTCAACATTTTCTTCAAATTATGGTCAATCTTCTATAAATGTGCCTGGTTTAGGAATTAATAGTAGTTATTTTTATAGCTTAGATTCATGTTGCTGTATTTCTAAAGCAGACGGCACATGGATAAATGGTGGTGATGGCAGTAATAGAAATGTTTTGTTTTTTACAGAAGGTGCAGAAAAATTAAATAGCAAAATTTTTGATTCAAATAACAAAACAAGATATTGTATTCTTGGTGTCGGATCTTTTGCAAATGATTTAAATACATATGGTGTTGTCGCAGGTGATGGCTTTAAAGGTTATTTAGATACAGATTTAGTGATTGCAGGTGTCGCTTCTAGGAAGCAAACATTTGATAATGGTAACTATATATGTTTAGAAAGTTCTTATAATTATCTTTTTGGTTGGAATCAACAAAACGAAGACATTGGTGATTGATAATATCATAAATAGGAGTTCTTAGTATGGGATTCAGATTTAAAAGATTTGATTATGTCGGCGGTGTTTCTCCGATGAGTGGACAGCCTTTTAGAGATAACATATCAGATGCTACTGAACGAGCAAAAGCACAATGCAAAGATTTTGCTGATTTTATTGTTTCTTGTGGAAAAGGTTGGCAATTAGATACAAGCAGAAACGCAACAACAAGTGATTTTGAGGATGTGCCTATTTGGAATACATTGAAAGAGGTTCAATCTTTTTCTGCGCCAGGCTTGTTTTTCACAAATACTAATGGATGTAAGTTATTTTTATGTGTTACACAAGGTACTTCTAATTTTGGAATTGCATTGGAAAAAGAAAATTTTGCTCTTGATTTTGTTGAGAGCGATATTCAAATGCTTAGTGGTACTATCATGGCTATAATTCCGTCAGGAAGCTCAAGTAATTTTGGTACTACATTCGATTCTACTTTTTTGCCATCTGATGCAACTTTGCTTCGTGGAACAGTGAATGTACAAAAAGGTGGTAGTATATCAAGTCCAGCCGCTTGGTGGTTTACACCAGCTTGCTATGCAACAACAGGATGTGGATATAGTTATGGATTGTTTGTTGATTGTTGTTGTTTGGGTATTTCTGGTTCATATACCAGAGATGGATCGGCAGGTACTCTGATACCAAGCTACTTTATCGGAAGAATTATTGGAACACTTGCACATGATGAACAACTTGTTCAAGCGCGTTATGGTTCTATTAGTTTTTCTTATTCAATATATCAGACTTATGATTATGAATTTAGAGCAAAACCAATAATTGATGAGTCAAACAATGTATTTGATCGTTATGGTTATAAATTTTCAGCATCAATAAATCATTCAACGAATTCTTGGTATGATAATTATGGTTCTATCACAAAAGCTGATGGTACACGTTTAATAGGCGGCGCAAACAATATTCGTTTCATGTCTAATGTTGTTGATATTTTAGATTCTAAGGTTACATCATCTGTTCAAAGTAATTCCGTTCGTTGGGTTCCTTATGAAATTGCAGTCGTTACTAATGATTTAAGTACTTATGGAATTGTTCAAGGTGATGGCTTTAAAGGTTATTTAGATACTTCTTTGTTTAGATGTGGATTAGTTACGTTAAATCAATTATATGACAATGGTAATTTTTGTGGATGGAATAATATGTTGATGATTGGATGGGATTCAGCAAACACGGATACACTTTAGGAAATACTTATTGCTCTAGTGCTATAAATAGGAGATTTTAGCTATGTCTTTTGGTGGATATAAATTTAAAGGATATAAGGTTGTTCGTGCGAATTTAGCTGACAATACATATGCTAACTGGTGCTTGCTGGTTCATCAGGCAAGGATTAAAGCGTTTATGGAGTCGTGTGCGCTTAGTGGTGCGCAGTGGCATTTCAGCAAGACAAATGGTGCATTGAGCTTTGAAAGCTACGGTAATGTTATTTACAGAGTTGCAAATGCGAACGGCGACTATCACGATTATCTGAGCTTCTTTAAATATGGAACGGAAGATCTGTATTACATGATTGCTACGTTGGGTGATGCAAATTCAGCTTCAGGAATTGTTACAAGTGTCGTTTCAAATGCAAAATACTGTACAGATGGTAACAATACATCAACTAGCCGCAAGTTCAAAAGATGGGGGTTTGCGAGCGCATTAAGCATTGATGACTTTAATGATGACGGACCGTTCACTAGTTGGCCTGTAGGAGCGCTTGCCTGTTCAACCCAACGTGGTGCAGAGGGATCGGAGTCAGGTTCAGGTTTAACCACTTCTGAGAGCGAGGGAATATATTCCACTTCTAGCACGCTTTATGTCGGTGTCGCCACGAAGGGGAGGGATGTTATCACATTTCACGGGCCGAACCGTAACGATTGCTGCATTGAGTCTGGGGATGCGTTTTCGTCTATTTGTGACCCAGATGATTCGTTCGGTATCGCAAAATTAATCGTTGGTTACAATGCCACGGAAACGTCAAATTTTTCAAGGGATTATGTTTACGCGATTGATCTTAGAAATAATGAATGCCTAGATTCTTCTGGCGGCAGAGCGTTTAGCACTAATATATCGACAAATAGTACGTATTCGTGTCTCGCACTTGTTCCGTCTGGTGTGGCATTTCTTTCATCAACTACCACAAAAATCCCTTATGAAAGCTGTTATTTGTCCACTTTAAACAGGAATGTTAATAAAATTAGTGGGTTAAACCTATTAGTTAAAGGAGTTGTAAAGAACGAATTGCTCTGCTGTAACTCTGTAACATATCCCTATCGTCTTACACTGCCAGATGCAGGTACACCGATTATGGGGGGGGATATGATCGCGATATGCCCGACAACTATGTATTCAAACACGGCAGGATTATATAGCAAAGGGGGGTATGTCGGGTATCAAATTTATGGAACTGGTCGTCCAGTTAGTATATCCAGCGCAGGATCAACCCCCGCTTCAGCAGGCCAGAATGAGATGTTCCCTTGCGCATACGTCGGTTGGGATCCATCGAATCCAGACATAAACAACGTTGATTCTTGGCTGGAATTGGCACTTTCTTAAAAATATTATAAATAAATCATATAGAATATAGGAGAAATATCATGAAATTCGTTCGCAGGGATTTGGTTATGTACACCGATTTGTCAAGTTCGTACTTGCCAAGATGCAAAAAGATTGTTACGACGCTTGCTGAAATGATAACAACAAGTGGAACTGGTTGGGAACTTGATTCGAGATGCCAAACAACAGAAAGTTATTTGGATATTGATTGCGGTAGTTCAGGTAAGTATCCATTTCTTCTTTTCAGAAATACAAATTCTGGATGCAAGCTTTATGTGTCGTGCTTTGCAATTAGTTTAAATTCTAGTAGCGTTAATTATAATATATTTCCACAATATAATTGTGCTGACTGTTGTTTGTTTAAAAATGATACATATAAGGTTTGGTGTAATGGTATAGCAATGTCTATTATACCTAAGAATTCTAGTTCTGAATTTTTGTCTGAAATAACATCAAATACGGATAGGTTTCCTAGTGATGCTACAAGGGTTGTAGCAGATGGAATGAATTATTCATCATCATCGTCAACAACGACATCTTCATATATAAGATCGAATTTAGACATGTACGGTAATGGATTTACTTATTCTTTAGGATTGTTGATAAACGAAGAAACAATTATATATTTTTCTTCTTATTCTAACTCGCAGCAAAGAGCAGAATTAATTCCTTATTATGCTTTAGGTAAAATATTTGGAACTTTAGCTCACACAGAAGATACTACACCTCAATCAAAATATGGAGTTTTTAAATTTAGTAATTCTTCCGAAAACCAAACAACTAGAAACTTCTTTACATATAATAATGTGATTGGTAGAAATATTGGTTATTATGATGATAATTCTAGTCTTTATAATAACTGTGGCTGTTTCTGTAATGCTAATGGAGATTGGATATGTTATTACAGCACAGCATTTGGAGTGTTACAAAGTGAACTTTTATCAACAAATATAACAAATAGTACTTCTGCTGATGTAACAAGATGGTGTCCATTCGGTGCAGCATCTAATACATCGTATGTATCCCCATCAAGTTCAGCTTATTATATAGTTAAAGGTGATACATTTAAAGGCTACTTAGATACTGATATATTCCGTGCAGCTAAATCGACAAAAGGAAATTATTATAACAATGGTCAATTTGTTGCTGTCGGTGGAAATATGCTACTTCAGTGGGATCCAACCGCAACAGATAATATAATGTAGATTATTTTGTGATTATGAAGTGAGCAAAAACTATTGCGAAATATAACAATCCAAAAACAACTAAAACAATTTGAACAATATTCCAAATTTTGTTTGACATCATTAACCCCCATAAACAAAGAAAGCCAACCAAATTAAGGTTGGCTTTTCTGTTATTCTTCGCTGCTAGTTGTCCCAGAAATTACGAACTGACTACCGCTGCCGTCGCTATTGTTGTTATACTCAGAATAGAATTGTTTGATTGTTTTTAACTTGTTTGAACAAATCATGTAATCAAACATTAAAGAAGTATAAGCGGCAGCGAGGTCGCCATTTGTTTTTATTTCTTTTGTCTGCAATGGCGCACATTCTTCTAAAAGTGCATTGCTAGGCTTTATTACAACATATTCGATTTCAGTTTTATATATTGTTTCGGTTGTTTTGCATCCGCAGACAATGAACAGACCGCAAACAATAATGAAAACAAAAAGGAAAATATTATTGCAACCCAAGAATAAAGAGCGTTGAGACATCGCTTGGTATCGGCTCATCACACCAGTTTTTAACCTCATCGTTAGTCTCCTTTAATGTTTCTAGCTGTTCGATTTTGTCGTTCTTTTCACAGACTAATTCTTTTTCGTTTTCTTGCTTCTGCTCAATCAGGGCGTCTTCAATTTCTCTTTGCTTGTCTTTTTCCCTGATAATGCTTTCAAGTTTAGATATGTTTACTTTCAAACTTTCTATGCTTTGATCTTTTTGTTCAATTTTTGCACGCAGATCATCATTTTCTTTTTTGAGTATTGAAAGCCTTATGTTTAATACGCACAGAACGATGCCAGCGACGACGAATATAACGATTGGAACTATATGTTTTTTTAGAAATTCTATTATTATTGACATGATTTAGTCTCCTTATTGTTCTTATCAATCCCCCGATATTATATTAGATAACAAACAAAACTACACACACCTACATCTGCTACAACTAAAAAGAAATGAGATATTTTATTTGTGTATTGAAGTAATCGGGCACATCCAGTGAAACGAAATCATCAATAATTATTATATTGCCAGCAGTAAAGTTTGATGCAGAATAGTCTGGGTCTGTGTCGTCTTTTTTTATGAAATCTATATTTTCTGCTATCTCAACATTTTTGTATAGCAGGTTGTCAAAAACATAGAAGTGTCTTAGACCTTTAAACAATGTGTCATGCGCATGGTCTTCATCTTTTATTGTGAAGTTAAAAAAGATGTTATAGCAATTCTGGTTTAATGCTTCTTCTGGTGTCAATATTTTCCAGTATTGATGTCTGTCTAAAAAGGTATGTTCGTCAACGACACGATAAGGATCAGTGCCATACATTTGTCGTGTTAATAATTGAACATCCCAATCTGTATTGTCTGATTCTCTAACGAAATCAGCATAAGCACGGACAAAAAAATCAGATTTGTTTATTGCATCATTTCCATCATTGTCATTTATATCAATATCGCTTATAATTGTTGGCTTGCCATCGACAGTAATTGTTTGTTCTGTTGATAGCTTTGATACGCCAACGAATAAAGACTTTTTCTCATTGGCTAAATTCCATAGCCAACGTGCATTTAATGATCTATAACTGCTAGTAACTACTGCCATAATGGATACCTATAAAAAAAGAAAAGCATAATCTATTTGTGTATTAGATAGACAAACACTATCTTTTCTATCTACAATAATATTGCCTTTTGGCATTCTTTTCAACCAATTTCGGGAAACATGATATGGTAAGAATATATCAGCGCATTGATCAAAAAGAAGATTATGACTTCATATTGGAATCTTTTTTAAAGAGAGAACATGTAACTTCTGAAAGACAGTGGATTGAATTATATTGCCAAATAAACAACGTAAAAGAAGAAAAAGCATATAAGAAGTTATCCAGTGAGCTAACGACATATTTCTTATTACAGGAAATGGACAATGATGATTACTTGGATGATTTGAGGGAAAAGCTCGGCGACACTTCATGTATTTGCATGAATCGTGAAGAAGTATTTTATGAGCCATCGTTTGCTTTGAATATTGCAAATGAATTTTTAAAAATAATGAAAATTGATTACGACACAAAAGAGGGATATTTGTTTGTCACTGGCATAACAAATACAGGCAAACAGGATGTCGCTATTTATGTTACATTAACGGAACATGCAGATTCAGTTGCAAAGAGTTTTGTGCCAATGCGTAAATCAGAAGTTTTGGACAAAGATGAATATGATAAAAAACAAAAGATAATGATGACAATATGGAATGATAAGTCACAAAGAATTCCATTTTTAGAAAAAGTCAATATCAAGCTGAAATATGCTTAGTGAATAATAACAAACAACAACGGAGAAATTCACATGTCTAATGTTACTTCTGGCACTGTCGTTTCTGCATTTAAACAAACTCGTATCTATACAGAAGATGAAATAAGAGAAATTGAACACAAAAAGAATTTAGAGATGAAAAATAAAAACAATAAACTTTCTAAAAATAATAGAACAACAGAGGCATTGATAATCCATGATAGACCAAAATAATAACCAAGATTGTGTTGGTTGCATAAATTGTAATAATTGTTTAACACTTATAAAAGAAATCCCACGCGGCTTTAGCCCGTGGGTTAGAATGTAACATAAAAGGCTTGAAAAAGCAAAATAACTTTGCTATCTATAATAACGTGAGGCTAGGGTCGCGTCCGAAAAGTGAGCATAGACCACTCATCTGCCTCACATCCTCTTGGTCTAGTATCTCGGTCTAGTCACCATGCTAAAGGCTTTCAAATTCAGATTATATCCAACTAAAGCACAAGCTGAAAAAATCAACCAGAATATTGGTTGTGCAAGACTGGTCTATAATCTCATGCTTGATGCCAAAACGAAGCATTATGAAGCAACAAAGCAGACACTTCATGTCACACCAGCATGTTTCAAAGCCGACAAAGCATTCCTGAAAAGTATTGACAGCCTAGCTCTTGCCAATGCACAACTAAATTTAGAACAGGCATATCGAAATTTCTTCAAAAATCCTGAACACTTTGGTTTCCCTCAGTTCAAATCTAAAAAACACTCAAGATTAAGCTATAAAACGAACAACCAAAAAACGAAATCAAAAGACTTAAAATGTACGATATTTTTTGATGGCAACAGGCTAAAACTGCCTAAAGTTGGTTATGTTAAAATTATTGAGCATAGACAGCACGAAGGTGAAATTAAATCCGTCGTTGTTTCGCATGAACGTTCTGGAGAATATTATGCATCAGTGCTATGCGAGGTTAAAGAAACACAAAAATTACCAGAGACAGACAAACATATAGGCATTGATTTAGGTCTGCACGACTTCATTGTCTGCTCTGATGGACAACGCGTTCAAACACCTAAATTCTTTAGAAAATCAGAAGAAAAGTTAGCAAAGCGACAGCGTGCTTTTGCCAAGACTGTTAAAGATTCTAAGAATCACGAAAAACTGAGGATAAAGGTGGCTAAGTGCCACCAGAAGATAAAGAATCAGAGAAAAGATTTTTTGCAAAAATTGTCAACTAAGCTGATTCGCGAAAACCAAGTGATTAGCTTAGAAGACTTATCTGTTAAAGGTATGGAAGCAAACCACAGCATTGCTAAATCCGTCGCTGACGCTTCGTTTAGCAAATTCGTGAATATGCTTGAATATAAGGCTGAATGGTATGGTAGAACTATTGTTAAGATAGATCGCTACTTTCCATCTACACAGCTATGTTCAGGATGTGGATTCCAAAACAAAAAATTGAGAGGCATCAAAGCATTGAAAGTCAGGGAGTGGACGTGCTATGAATGCGGCGAAATCCATGACAGAGATTTGAATGCCTCAAGTAATATAGACCGTGAAGGTCTAAGGATATTGAACCGTCGGGACGACGGGGATAGCTCGCTTACTGAGTGTCATACTGACGGACTTGTTTCGTTAAGTGATGTTCTTGCACGAGAAGCCACGCAACCTTTAGGTGCGTGGTAGTTCACATTGCATGAATTGTACAAATTGCAATAATTGCATTGGATGTGTTGATTGTGATGTTTGCACCGACTGTTCCAATTGTGCCGAATGCAGTGCTTGCGTGGCGTGTATGGAATCAGAAAATTGCTCATCATGTCATAATATTTTTTATTGCACTAATTGCTCAAATTGTGATAATATCGAGAATGCAGACGCTTTGTGCGGAAATTCTAAAATTGATGCGTCTCATTTAATTTTCAAAAGTTTCGATGACTAAACATCATTTACAAATAATAGGAGTTTACAATGAGTAATCAGACATCACAGAAGTATTATCTTATCAATCTTAGCACACGCAATGTGTCTATTTCAACGCACCTGCGGTCTGAGAATTTTACACTTGGTTCTGGCAAGTGCATTTATCTTGGGAATCTGACAGATGAGCAGATTGTAAAATATCACAGATATTCGGCGCTCAATGTTAGCCTTAGAATCATGACACAAGACAAAGCACAGCAGATTTTAAATAAATCAATCAATGCGACAGAAAACATGAAGGAATCAATCCTTAATGACAAACCTCGTAGGGTTGAGCATGAAGCTGGTTCTATTGGTTCGACATCATTCAGTGTTTCGGATCATAAACATTCAAAATTATTTTCAAACCCTAAGATTCAGGAAAGAATAAAGCAGGCTCAACTTAAACAAATGGAATCTGTTATTGTAGATGACCAGAAGCAAGAATCTGTTGTTGAAAAAAAAGCAGAAGAACCAGTTGTGCAGCCAGTCGTTGAAAAAGAAGAATCGGCGAAACAAGAAATGAGTGGCGGCGATATGGTTGAAGTCGCAGAAGATAATGGAAAAGAACTCGCGTCGGAAAAAATGGAGCAGCCAGTAGAAGCAAAGCGTGAAACTGAAATGCAGACAGAAGATGATGAGGATGATGAATCAGAAGGTAAACGCGTTGACGGTGATACCGTTGATGAGTCATTGCTTCCAAAGCAGATCGATGTCGTTGAAGAAAATGCTAAGTTAGAACTTGAGAAAATGTCATATAGTGACCTTTTGGATTTAGCAAAAGCAAGCAATATTACATTCAAGAAAAAACCAAGCAAGCAGAAATTGATTGACGCACTCGCCGCAGCGCAAAAATAATAAACATATCTATGTTATATTAGCTTTGTTTATTTTATCAATCATATAGCCACACATGTTGTGGCTATTTTTTTAGGAAATAATATTATGATACCAAAACGATATATTGAAGCAGATGGTGAACAACAACGACAACAGCCAGCCGAACAGCCAGAAGATCAAGAACAGCAGTCGCAAGATACACAGGATGTTGAGACAGTAGAAACAGATGCAGCAACAGAAATCTTAAATAAAATGCCTGCGGAAGCAAAACAGTTTGCACAAGCTGTTAATAAAAAGATGGAAGACATGTTTAAGAATGCGCCTGATGGATTCAAAGAACATGCAGACGAAGTTACGGAAACAATCAAATCATTGAGCGAACAAGGTGATTTAAGCTCTATGGTTGTTGAACTTGATCTGTTTAAAGAATACATGCAAAAGATAAGTGACCAGTTTACGGCGTATGAAGAAGGTGCGCTGGAAGGCACGCTAAAAGAAGAACCATTTGCATCAATGGATCAAAAACCAATTGCAGACAATGCGCAAAACATTATTGATTATCTTGCAGAATCACGCAAAGAATATAATGGCATTAAAGAAATGAACGCCTCAACGATAGACGTTTTGGAATCTATAAATAATTTTGATTTTGCAAAAGCAGGTGTTAGAAAACCAGACTTGACCAATGTCGTAAATGAGCTAACTAATACAATTCTTGATAGCAAAGATAATGTTCAAGAAACAGAAAAGATGTTGCAAGGTCTTGTTGATAAATCAGATATTGAAGCTGACAACGTTGAAGAATTAAAAAAAGAGGTTGAAGCTGATAAAAAAGAAGATGATAAAAATAAAAATGTTGAAGTGAAAAAAGATATAAATCTTGGTAATGAAGTAAATGAGCCAGTTGCGCTTGCAGAGACAGTAAAGAAATTTGAAGAAAAATTATCTGATTTCGACAAGAATGTATTGTCTCATTATTATGAAAATAAGAGTTATGGGTCTTATGTTAATGGCGATCTTGTTACGAGTGGATGCACAAACAAAATGACATCAGAGGGTATTGTTATTCTTTGTGGCATGGCTTTAAATAAAGCATTTCCAGAGCGAGAGGATGTTGGTGATGATGATATTGATTTAAGGATGGAAACAATCAATTATTCTGGTGGTGGTTCTAATGCTGTTATTCGATATAGCATACCAGAAGAATCCAAGGGACATGAGTTTGACAAAGAGAACCAGCGCTATGGTGGTGATGTTGATTCACAGTGGCTTGAGGCACGCATATCGCCTGATGTAAAAATGAAAGATGGCAAAGGTCGTGCAGAATTGGTTATTAGAACTTTCGATCCAAAAGATCAATCGAAGCTAGTAACGAATAGAGGCAAGAGAACATCTGTTGTCGAATTTATAAAAAATGTTGTTGGTCAAGGTGATGGCGGCAGTAAGAAAAGCAGATGGTAGAAAAATTTAAGCACCACGATTTGTGGTGCTTTTTTTTATCTCATTGCGACGAATAACGATATTTCGTTGCCTAGTTTTTCTCTTAGTTGTTGTTCTTCTTCTCGACCTTCTGATTTTAAATCAGTGCCGTTTAGTGTGATTGGCTGGCCTTCGATCTGAATTTTTGAGCGAATTTCTCCCTCGATTTGTTTTACTTTTGCGAGTGCGAAATTGCGCACCCAGTTTTCCTGTGTGCGTGTCATGTGATTTAGTGACTTTTCTGTTATGGCTTCGATTACGACGCCGCCAGAATATCCAGAAGTATATAGCATGTCGTCAATCAGTCTCCAATCTTGTGGAATAAGGGCTGATATTTCAGTCAGATACATGTTTCTGAGAGCGACGCCTTGCAGGTTTTGAAAACTGATTTGAGATGATGCAGATGAATTTGATGAGAAGTCATATCCAAGATAGCTGTTGTAGCTTGTGTATGGATTTGATGAACTTGAGTTTATCATGTTTTGTAGTGAATAGCTGCCAGCGCCGAGGATGCCATATAAATTCATTAGAGTGAATTCGTCGTAAGCAGATTGTGCTGTTGATGATGTTGGTGAGTTTTGACGCCAAACACGAACGACACATTGGACGTTATATTCTTTTAAATTTATAGCAGGCCCATAACCAGGTATCAACTCGGCTTCCGTCAAGTACGGTTCTATTTCTAATATTGCTTGATGAATACAGTTTTTTATCATATCATCCGTAACAGCCAGTCTCGTAACTGGATGTCCCAGAGTTGTTTTTATCATCTCGACCCATTGATCTGGCTGAATCTTTATTCCCATCTTTTTACCTCATTATTATTTTGGCAAGTTGCGCATTTCTATCTAATAAGGATAGATTTGTTTTCTTTTAATCATTAGATAGCACATAGGTAATAGTCATGGCAATATTTACGAGCGTCGCAAATCATTTAAAATGTCGTAATTATTTTGAATCCGTTCTTGGATTTAGACTTGTAGAAAAATATCCCGATGAATCAGTTGCTGATTTTAATGAAGATGTCGAAGGTTTTGTAATTACGCAAGGTAATTCAACAACGGCATCTGTACCCGATGTGGATGGGTATGGTATATTTTGCAGACGTTCAAATCGTATAGTAGCACATAATATTTGGTTTCTATATGGTAAAGCTCAACCTTGGCAGACTGGTGATGATGAGCCACCACAAGAAATAGAAAAAGGATTCGTAATTAGGGATAATAGTAGTACCGATGGAAACATAGTAAATGATTCATGTGGATTTGTTCTTGATTCTACAAGTGATACGTCTGGATTAGAATTTATTGGCATGAAAAGAATGTTGCCTTTAGATGACATCACACCTATTTCTGGGACAGATAAAACAGAATTAGATACTCCAGACAAGGTTTCATCATATAAAGATTGTGTACAGTTTTTGAAGATAAAAATGGTTGATGACCCACAACGACCAGGTGAGCAAAAACCGATGCCGCCTGAAAAACTTTTGAATTATGATTCGTTCAAGCCTGTCACAGAGGGTAATAATGGATTGAATCAGAATCAGCCTAATTCATTATTGTTAAAAACAGCTTATGATTATAATGATTTTAGCTTTGATTCTAGCGGAAAAGAATATAATATTAGACAGTTAGGTATGCTAACAAATCTTCATGTTATTACAAACGTTCAGACTTTCATTCGCGATAAAGAAACGTTGTTTAATGGAATGACGGGTATGCCTAATGAGTCCCAAACTTTAGGGCAATTATTTTCTATAACAGAAAACGCTATAGTAGTTCCTGATAGTTTTGTTTTGCGTGATAGGTTTACTTCTATTGTTGGTGGAATATATACATATGGCGCTATTGATGATGATGGATTAAGAAGAGAACTAGGAATTACAGGAAATGATCCTAATACAGCGGTCAGAGACGAGAATGTATTTTTTGGTATTTTACAGTTTTATATTAACACTATGCCAAATAACAGAATTACATTCCAGACTGATACATATAATTTCATTCTTAGTTTTGAGAATCAAATTAAATGTAATTGCACTTGTTCAACTTGCAACTGTGTTCAAGCGTAAAAATGTAATTCTATAATAATTATTATTTAACATAAATGAAGAAATCCCACGTGGCTTTAGCCCGTGGGTTAAATAGCAAAAACAGGTTGAAACGTCAAAATAAATTTGCTATCTATAATAATGTAAGGCTAGTCCGATGGGATGAATGTAGGTTTGATCCACCTCCTCGCCTCACAACCAAAACAAAACGAATCTGTGTCAGGAATCAGTCATCATGCTAAAGGTTTTCAAATTCAGATTATATCCAACTAAAGCACAGAAAACCAAGATTAACCAGAATATCGGTTGTGCAAGACTGGTCTATA